GCACTTGCATTTTTGCCAATTATAATACCACTATGACGCATTATAGCTCCATTCGGTGTAAATGTATTTCCTTGATTAGAAGAATATTTGTCTTGGTATACACGATACTGACTATGAACACCGAATGTAGTCCAAGAAGGCACAGCAGCACCTGAGATTGTTATATCACCTTCATACCATTCATATATAATAGTACTTGCGTTTGCATTATTGTTTCCAATTTCATATTCAATAATTTTAATCAAATCTGCAGTATTAGCACTACCATTTTTAAAACTAACAACAGGACGCATAGTGTCATCCATAGTCCAACCACGATTTGTATTTGTTGCATGATTGTTGAAAGAATATAAATCGCCAACTTGATCTGTAGTAATAAATGTACCAGTAACAGGTAACGGAGCAGTATTAGTAATAGGTGAATTGTTACTATTATTGATTGATACAGCGTTGCTATACAAATAGGACATTATATAATTCTCCAACCATTTCTATATACAAAGTGCAGTGCCATATTGTTTATGCCCATCACTGCTATCGTATCATTATCAATACTGTTACCAATTACTGTGATATTATTTATAGAACATAATCCACTCTCATCTTTTACAATAAGGTGTCTGCCATTCTTCTTGTTGTTTGGTAAAGTTATAGTACAAGTAGTTGGACAGTTAACGCCGATATAATAATCTTTATTGTTTGCAGTGTAATCTGTTGTTACAAGAATAGTTCTAAAACTTAATTCTTCAATAGAACCTGCTCCACCGCCACCCATTTGTGAAATACGAGAAGCAAAAGCATGAAGGTCCATTACGGACTTCTTCAGAATATCCATTTCTTTTCTGAATGCAGCAGGAATTTCGTCTTTAGGTTTTTCTGGTTTACTTAATGCAACGGTTCCTGGAGTGACAAAGTCTTTCTCAGGAAGGTCAGGTTGTTTTTCAACGGCACCAACTGTTTGATCAGTTACCTTTTTAGAATTATCTTTTACAACATCAACAAACTTAGGTGCTTCAGCAATGACCTCAGGCTCAGGTATATCGGGCTGAGGATTTAATATACCATCTAGAGTCTTTTCAAAATTTTCTAATAAACGCTTTTCTTTAGCTTTTTTTTCTAAAGATTGATCAATTTTTGTAAATGCAGATTCAGGGACATCTAGTATACCCCTGACTGAATTTAAATGTTCTAATAAGCGTTTTTCTTTTTCATTCATTATCTTCCGCCGCCACCAGAGCTTCCACTTTTTCCAGGGGGAAGTCTTTTAATAGTTCCGTCAGCCATACGAATAGGAACTAATGATGTAAACACTTTAGCTCTCTTACCTGTGTCACCTAGTGGTACAGATAATTCTGTAACTGTTTTCTTTTTCTTCTGACGCTCTGGAATAGGTACGAGTGTTTGTGGAGCTTCACCCTGAGGTAGGCCATCACTGTGCATGTTACCAGCCATTTCTTGGTTGGCACCTGCAGGATCAGAGAACCCGCTTTCACGAATTTTCTTCTTCATTTTTGCTTTTGGTGCGTCAGGTGTCAAGTCGCCGACACTCTTCTCACCCATACCAAGACCTGCACCACCGAAGCCGCCTTCACCAGGCTCTTCATCAATGCGGTATCTAAAGAGCTTCATGGCTTGTCTACGACGAAGCTGTCTCTTAGCATCAGCATCTGCAACTGTCTTGTCATAACCTAGATCTACATTCTGAGCAGGTGCTCTTTCAAATGGAATATTATAGCGTGCTGCTTCGTATGTGTTATCTGGAAACTTTTCTGCAGAGCCTTTGTCAGTGAATACAGCGACAGCAGTTGTTTTCTTATATTTTCTTTTTGGATCTACAGCTTCATTATGAGGTTTCGCAGGATTAGTATGTGAGGCATCTGCATAACGTTGACTTGCTGCACGCTGGTCTAAAGAATGTCTTTGTTGAGCATCTTGTGCTGTAGACGCCTTTATACGTTTCACTGCAGCCTTTGCAGCTATTTTAGCAGCTTGACTACCTGTATTGATTGAGTGCTTCTGTTGAGCGATGGCTTGTGTCTGTGAACCCACAGCCCCATGACTTTGAAGTCCAGGATGATTACCTACACGGCCCGTCAAGAGAGGGTGGAAGTGTCTGACATTTGTAGGATTACCTGTGAAGTCTTCTTTTACTTCTTTCTTAGGAGCTAGTCCTGCACGTACATCATTGTACATTTCAGTTCTATGTTCTGGCTTCATAGATGAAGGTGCGCCTGCTTCAAATTCTTCTTGTCTGCCTGTAGCAGCATGATTACGCATGACAGAAGCTGACATACCGCCCACACCTTCAGCATCTGGATCTCTGTCACCAGATGAATGAATGTTTAATGACTTGAAATTATAGTAACCATGAGGACCATGCTTACCATTATATTCATTGATCAACTTTTGATAGTCAGGAATACGGTCAGAACCTGCAACTAAATGTAGATCTGTAATACCTTTTTCATGTAACTTTGAAAGATGATGTAGTATAGTAGGATGCTCTTTATCTGTCACATGAGTATTCACATCTGGAAAAGCTCTCTTAGCATGAAGCTCTTTTTGCTCAGGAGTCAGCGGATTCTTCTTCTTGTCATGGGTGCGTGTCAATACCATACTGGATGTTGCACCCATACGCTTAGCAACTTCCTTCACTTTGTTATATGCAGCCTCATGACCTATGTGAGGGGGGTTAGCACGTCCCCAGAAAATCACATGATGCTTAGCGTGGAGATCATCAGCAGATTCTTTGACATAAGATTCATTACGCATTCTAACATCTGGTTCAATCAAGATATCATTAGGCTGCTGACCTGTCATGGTGCGCCCACCGGAGATTGCGCTATGATCACCTTTAGCGGCTTCAAGTTTCTTTTTAATTGTATCTATAAAGTCGCCCATGTTAGACCTTCTTTGCTAATGTAGGAGATGCTTTTAGGATAGCGCTCCTAGCTCTATTGGCTGCTGTGAACCCACCTTCACCTCTATCAACGATCTTCAACCCACCTGCTGCGAAGCCCTCAGGCCCTGTAGGTACCTTCTCTCCAGTCTCTGGGTGATTGATAACGTGGCTGTAGCCCCCGTGTGCTGACTTCGCTAGGCCTCTTGCAAGGAGGTTTGTAGCAGCCTGAATGTGTCCATGGATCTTAAAAGTCTTGTCAAAGGCCTGGCTGTTCTTGCTTACATGATCTAGGACGGCGTCACGCTTTGACTCTTTGTTAGCGATTGTTGAAGGCCTGGTTGTTGACTTTTCTTTTGCAGCATCAATTTCTTTCTGATGTCTTGCACGTAGAAACTCTGAGTATCCTGCTGCAGAAGGTTCAGAACCTGATCCAATCAATGAGTTGATATAGGTACGCATATGTGTCTCGTGTCCTTCAGTGTGGCCATGAGTATGCCCTTTCATCATCTTTTCTGCTTGATCAAGGTGATGTAATGCTTGTCTTTTAGTTGCTGGATCAACATCATGCTGTTCTTCATGAGTAACTAAATGGTTGACTTGATGTACGTCTGGATGTTCCTTAAACTCAGAAAGGTTCAGGACAGGGTGTGCCTCCCTATTTGGGCCGTGTAGTTCAGAATGAATAACTGTACTGATCTTAGAATTCTTTAACTTCTGACCTTCTTTAGTATCAGTAGGAACTGAATACTCAATCGTATTAGGCTTATGACTGATACGTCCACCTTGAATAGTGCGGTCATGATTTGAGCTCATGAATCCACCTTGCCATTCACCTGGACGATTAGGTATAACCTTGTGTATATGTTCTAGCACATGATGTAAAGAGCTTGCTAGATAAGGCTTGTCACCATGTTGTGCATCAATATCATCATGAGAAAAATTGTAGTTTGCACCTGTACCTTTGTACTTTACGCCGACACGGCCATCAGGAGTCCTGATAACTTGATATGACATCTTGTCATCAATCTTACGAGTGATAGGTGTACGACCTTCAGCTGCACCTCTTAGAGTATTGATAGCATGATTTGCTGCATGTTCGCCATCAAACACTCTATCAGATGGATGCTCAATGTGGAGAATACCTCCACCTTTTGAAGCTTCTGCAATGTATTGAACTAATGAAAACATAATGTGCCTTAAGTTAAGTTGTTTATTATTTATTTTATGACAATTCGTAGTTAATCCAGCCTTGCTTTGCAGTGATATCTCCAATAGAAGCTTTGCTTCCTATGATCTTTACATTTGCTTTACTTGAACGAACAAATGAAAAAGACACTTCACCATTTTTCCATTTCACAATATCAAGATTCGCTTGCCAATAATCTTTACCTGTAAGTATTTCTACGATTTGGTCTTGACTAGCTTTGTCTTTATTCAACCTATCAGCAATTGTTCTGTTAAAGAATGCACTAATAGAGTTTGGTAATTCCTTTTTTATTTCACTGGATGCATCTCTAGAGTTCATTATAGCATTGACAACTAGGTTAAGCTCTTTGGCGTCCTTATTATGTCTGAAGGCTTGATCATATACGTCATTAGGATTGCTGATCTGTGCTTTAGATAATCCTAATATGTTTCTCACACCGTATGCATAGACAATAGCTCTAGAATTATTATAAGTCAAATTATTCTGTGTTACAACTTGGCACAGGTCTTTAAAGACAGAAGCACTAAGTTGATTTTGTTTCTTTATACCATTCTTTAGTAGATTCGTAAAGATACTAGCTTTAGCACCTACACCAAACTTAGATGATATGCCGTATACATCATTATTTACCATTTCAATAAAGCTATCAACACCACTAAAGGAAGGATCTGTAGGAAGATAAAATGCCTTGGGGGTGCCCGAAAAAGGTCTTGTTTTGAAATGAAGAGTTTCTTTTCTAGCTAATATAACCCATCCGACAAGAAGCTCTCCAATATAAACTCCGAGCTTGTTAATGACAGCAGGTGGCGTATCAGGTGCCCATTCAATCTTACCGCCATCAAAAAAGGGTGTGAACATCTCTACATAAGGTTCCCCTAACATAGAACTAGTTGCACACCCCCTAAGGATACCGTTTTTAATTTGATCTGCAGAAGTAAACTTCTTAACAGTTACATCTGAGTTTAGATAATTGTATGTAGAGTCCTGACCTGTTGCTGAAAATAAACGAGCATCTAATGAAGCGATATTGCCACTGACACCTTTTGTCAAAGGCTTTGCTAATATGACGAATGAATCTATAAGAATAGCACCGACGCTGCTTTTCCAGCCTGAACCTGTTTTGTTAGAAGTGAAGGTTCCACCTATTGCTGCAGCTAGAGCAGGAAGAGCGATCTTTCTATCTTCTTCCATGTAGACAACAAGTCTCGTGGATGAAGCACGTTTGATTTGATCGTATCCTGCTGCTTTGATTTTAGCTTCAACATCTTGTATAAGCATAGAGAACTCCCATAGGTATTCTCTATTTAGGTTTATTGAATCCAATCGGGTGGATTACGCTTAGTCCATGTATGCAAATGTTGCTTACCGTTTTTGTAATAGTTACGATAATTTGTAATGGAGTCATCTGAGATAATATATTCCTCACCCATTGCACAAGGCATCTTAGTCATGTCCCAGTCACGCAGGTTGTACGGAGGTGACTGAATGTAATAAGCAATCTCAGATGACTTATGAACCTTACCATAACGATATTTGTATTCATCCATAAGACCATAGAAGTGATCGACTAGCCAATTATAGTTTTCAACTGCCTGCCGACACCAAATAGCACTTGGATGGTTGATGTGAGTTGCATTATAGATAATGTCATTACGACTATCACCCAGTACCCATACTTTCTTTTTACGAAGCTTGCCAGTATCTGGATGCTTGATAGTGACCTCAACAGGTGCACCGTCAATAACACGATGAGCTGTTGAGAGTAGCTGTGCGCTTTCTAGAATCATTTTCACCACATGCTTGTCAACAAGATCAATTGCTGCTTTTTGTGGGTCTCTATCTACAAAAAATATGTTCACAATTGTTTCCTTTTATAAATATACACGTAGTTAAAATGAGGATCATATGTTAGACATTATAATTCAAGATACAATTTTTGTAAACAACAAATACAAAAGATGGTACATCTCTATAATAGAAAATAGAGTTAATAATATGCCGCAAGAATATTTTGAAAGACATCATATAGTACCAAAATGCATTAGAAAAGACTTATCAAAGAATCCAAATAATATAATAAAATTGACAGCGAAAGAACACTTTATATGTCATTTGTTGCTCACTAAATTTACAATCGGAAAATATAAATCAAAAATGTGTGCTGCACTTTTATCAATGATAAGAGTCAATCCATATCAAAATAGAAAATTTACTTCAGGTTATTATGAATTAGTTAGAAAAACTTATAAAACTTCTGCTATAGGTAGAACGCATACTGAAGAGACAAAGAAAAAAATTTCAGAATCTAATAAAGGAAGAGTGTCTCCTAATAAAGGAAATAAGTATGGCGGTGCTAGAACACCAGAAGCTAAAAACAAAATCAGCGAAAAAAAGAAAGGTGTAGCGTTAACAGAAGAACATAAGAAAAAATTAAGCCAAATTAAAATAGGAAAAAAAAGAGGAAGTTATAAAAAACATAAAGAATATAACAAAGAAACTTGCATCTACTGTAATATTACTACAATAAAAACTAATATTACAAGATTTCATAATGAAAAATGTCAAGATAGAAAATATTCACTTAGTCCTCATATTTGATTACGTTGATAAATTCTAGTTTCTGATCTTTTGTCCAAGACTTTAGATACGTATTGTCATTATCAAATATAGCAAGATATTCTTCTTCTGTCAAGGGGCGTGATGAAATAATATCTTCACTGATAAACTTTTGTGAGAACTCACGCCAGTCATCATTATAGTCCCCTTCAGTATTCATCACGACTTCATCTAGAGCATGTGACTCTTCTTGTGCTTCGACAACATAGCGATGCCTGAAGATGGCGACAGTTTCAACTAGGTACTTAGTCATCTTTCTTCTCCACAGTAAATCCAGGACTGAACTCAGCCACAGGACGATCATCAAATGATGGGTTTTCTAAATGATAATTCTTCTTAGCTAGATGTTCTACATGAGCCTGAAAGTCTTCTTGTGAATAGATTGCATTGTGCAGCTCTAGAAAGCCACACTGCATACCTAGTGCATAAGCATTAGGCTGGAATCCAAACACATCATAGAGCACCCAACGGTATGTACCCTTGTCTCTAAGCTCACCCTTGACCAGGCGCTTGACAACTGAGTAGAACATTTTGAGCTGGGTGTCATAGTCAAGAGCATTCCATGCTTCATCATATTCTTTATCAACTTGTTCTTCCCATTCCATTTGAAGACGAGTAAGCTCTTGCCACTCACCACTGTCAAGCAGTTTTGTAATCTTGTTTTCTTTATCCGTCATAAGTATTCCACTCCTTCATTGTCCATGGTATAGCATACATGTTTAATATTAAAGTTAGCAATAGCTCTTTGACAACCTTTACAAGGCTTTGCTAAACCTTGAATGAAGTAGTGTTTACGGTCATTGACCCACTTCATACGACATACATATAGTTTCGCTTTGGCAACTGTTTCAGTATCATACTTACGCAACGCATTATAAATCGCATCCGTTTCAGCATGTAGAAATATAGCGTCCTCGTTAGATGCATACTTCTTCTGAAACGGATGCGATTTATTTTTATTTGTTCCTATAGAAAGAATTTCATTCTTAAGAACAAGAGCCGCTGAGATTCTAGCCTGCGCTACGGGCTCGGTCGATTCCGCTATCTTGGAAAGAATCATCATCACTTGTATATCGTTCATTACGCAGCACCCATCCCATCGTGGGATCATAGAAACTAATCTTGTCAGAATAATGTGGCCTAACCTTTACATATTCTGATAGCTTATTGATAGAGTCAAATACGATTTCATATGATTTCATAGAAAGTTCCTTTTGATTACCCTATATGCATTATACACGAAGACTGAAATAAATGCAATATCTGATATTGCAAATATTTCTCTAGATGTTGTAGTAATAAACTCAATCACCGATTTTACCATCAGTGCGGATGCTAAGACGACGGCTGATATCCTTCTTATAATCTAGTGACTTTGCGCGAGCATCAACATAAAGATAACACATTACCCAGATCCAACAGAATGTAAGAGTAAATCCGATTGCTTCTGGCATCACATAATGAGAAATGATATTAACAAGAACGCAAGCAGAAACGATTGCAGCTAGAACAAGCCAGGTGTAGAAAAATGCTTTGGCGATATTGTGAATTTTATCTGAAGTCATTTGAAAATTCCTTTCTTGGGTTTGATTGATTTAGCTTCTTCAAGTTCTTTCTTTAGACGAGCAACTTGTTCTTGAAGGTCATCACGCTGAGTAATGATATCTTCAAGTACGCTCACAGTCATGAAAAGAGAGTTAACAAAGGTGTTGTTACGCTCTGTAGAAGAAACTCCACTAAGAACACTCTTAATGGAGGTGATCATGATACGCTCTACGTTATTCACAGCTTCCACCCTTCCTTATTGAGAAAGGCAGACATGGACTTATATTCTTCTTTGTACATTATAAGATCTTTTGCAAGCTCTGTTTTAGCTTCTTCTAAAGCAGCAATAGCCATTTTTTGTGTTTTGATAAGCTCTATAGCTTGACGTTGATTGATTGCTGCTTTTCTAAGCATGCCAGACAATTCATAAAGTCCGCTGTCACCTGTGAAGTCTTCCAAAATGGAAACATCAGACATATCGTTAAGTAGCAGAGAAGACCGTTCAAGTGCTTCAAGAAGCGATTTCATAATTATTCTCCCAGGAATTGCTTGATGGAACCAAAGGGAAGACCCCAGTTGTACTCGACTTCTTCGTAACCGTAGAAGCTAACACCCTCCTCCCAACCATCGGCTTGGATGAGGATACGAACAGCATCCTTCTTGGATGCATTGACCACCAGTGCCTGCATGTCGGCAACCCGCTTCTCAAAGCGGGCAACAGCTTCCTTCTGAGCTGCACGCTCCTCAGAAATCTCCCGGTCGATAGTACGCTGGAGGTAGTCGATCTGGCTATCAAAAGCCTCGACCGAACCAAAGAGGATAGGACTCTGGGGGCGAACGCCAGTGGCGTCCTTGTACATGTCAGAGTAGACCAGGCAGGCGTCGGCGCGCTCGGCCGAAGTAGCAGCGATCTGGGCGAGGGTCATGAAAGCAGTCATTTGGGTTTCCTTCTTCGTTTCCATAATTAATAATAGCACAACTGGAATTAATTGCAACCATTTTTAAAAATTAATTCGTGGTTCTCCCAAGGTGTAATACGGCTCATAGTCCTCATCGTCATAGACCTCCCACTCAGCGGCATGCTGGTCTACATACTTCTTATGTTCAATAAGTTCAGACTCAGTCATATAGTCATATGACCATACTTCAGTTCCATCAGGGTATGCATACTTGAAGCCATTGTTCTCAATGCTCATGATAGCAATCTGGGTCATCGGTGTGTCCTGTCTCGTTTCCATAATTCATAATAGCATATATGGAATTAAACACAACCGTTTTTTTAAGAAAATTAAATTTCTACTCTCTTATAATAGAGATGTAAAGGCCCCTTAGGCCCAAAGATGCACTTAGATATCTTAATGGCTTCTTCATAGTTTTCTGTGTGAAGCTTTAGCATGTGGATCTTTTCCGTACCTGGCGGAAAATGATAAGCGATCATATACTGATTCTTATACTTCTTGTCTGTTGATTTTTCCATGTGTTAATCCATGATAGTCATAAAAAGTATTGATAACAGATATCGCTTTGTCTATCCAGTCATCTCGTTTCTCAACAAAGACCTGAGGATAATCATTGTCTATAGCTATAATTATAACAATCTGTGGAACAGGAATACCTGTAAGCTCTTCAAACATCACAGCGTAGCAGGCACACTGCATGAAGTAATCTTCAATCCATTCACGCTTCTTAGGCTTGTTGGATGTCTTATAGTCAATGATTGATCGTTTACCCTTGAACCGTGCAACTAAGTCAACAGTACCTGCAATACCTAGATGCTGTGAATACAAAGGAGTTTCAATTCCATGAACGTCATCAATAGTCTCATCTAGGATGTCTACAATAGATGAGAATAGATCTAAGGTGCCTATGTCAAGGTTCTTGAAGTCAATAGGCTTATTACCCACATAGTCCTCGCAGACAGCATGGAGCTTAGTGCCTCTTGTAGAAGCCTTCTTTGAGATACGATTAGCTTCTTCTTCACCAACCTTTTCACGCCATGCCTTGAGAGAGTCCTTCTTGAAGAACCCTAAGACAGTGGTTACTGAGGGGACACGTTTCCCATCTGGTAGGACATAGAAACGTCCCCCCTCAGTATCTTCCCTATTAAGAGAATGCAGGTGTTTGAGGTTGTGGATAAACTGCTTTTGTATCACGATTAAAATATCCCCAAGAGTCTAGTTCAGCCAATACGAACTCACGGACGAAACCAGAACGAACAATGTCTTCCACTAAGAACTCTACAGTGGCAACGGATGGAATCTTATTTAGAATCTTCATCATCTTCTTTAGACCAGACTCTTCATTGTAGCGTTCGCTAGTTAAATCATCTTGGTTTAGGTCACCGCACATAATGAGTCTTGAATCTTGTCCGACACGTGTTAGGACTGTCTTTTGTTCTTGGAAAGAAAGATTCTGAATCTCATCTAGAATGATGACTGCGTTATCAATAGTTGTACCACGAAGGAATGAAGTAGATTCAAACTCAATGATACCTTTTTGTTTTAGAATAGAATAAGCGTCTCCACGATTGAAGAGCTTAGTGCAGATTGAAATGTAGGGTGCCTCAAATACTTCCATCTTTTGCTTAGCAGTGCCAGGTAAGAAACCAATACCCTTTGATGCTTGAGCGCTTCTAATAATGAATACCTTCTCATATGGCGAATTGCGAGAAAACACATCTTCAAGAGCTAAGAATAAACTAATAAAGCTTTTACCACTACCGGGTACACCATGCAATAGTAAATTTTTATTATTATCATATAATTCAAATGCTAATCTTTGATTATCTGTTTTAGGTGATATATCAACTAATTTGAAATTATTTTGATGTTGTTCTTCCTGTCTATTGTCTTGTTGCTTGTTAAGTCTACGCTCTCTTCTAGAAGGTCTATTAGTAGCCATGGGGTTCCTTTTTAAGGTTTGAGTTGTAGTCTCACCCACACATTTTATTATACCATTGACCCTCCAAGCTTATTACGAGCTCGTTTCATTGCTTCTCGGGTCTTTGTTGCTTTGATACCTTTGTCGCCGTATGTATCTGCTAGGGGCGTAGTTGGGTTTGCTTGTGCAATCCTAGAGAACATTTCTTTCATACCAGAGTCTGTCTTAACTCTGTCACCTGTGCCACCAATAATTGTAATAGCGACGGGCACACGCTTAATGTGAGGATTTTCTTCTAACATAGTCTCTGCAGCGGAGATGCTTAAAAACTCATCCCACTCTTCACCAGTCGTAGTATCTTTAAAAGTATATGTTGGCATCTTAACTCTCAATCTTGTTTCCAGGCGTACCAAGGCTGATCTTAGTATGCCATTCGTCACCTATCTTACGTCTATAAAAATGATCTTTTAGCTCTGGGTGAGCTACTAGCTCTGGATCATCATGTGGAACATTTGTGTCAATCTCATCATCGGGCATCAGACGCTTGACTTCATCATGATGTAGAGCCATTTTTTGTAAATGATTTTCAGGAAGTTGTTTCTTTAAGAACGATAAAGCTTTACCAGACTTTTCACCATATGAACGGCCACGCATAATATCATCATGCATAATAGTAGCTAGATGCTTCTTACCTTCAGGTGTGCCGTCTGTAGCACATGCAACTGACTTACGGCCACCTTTGTCTTTATAGAAGACAGCAGCTTTAACCTTGCCGCCCTTCTTCTTAATTTTCCAGAAAGGGATATTTTTGGCCATGTCATCAGGATTTTTGAATCCAGATCCATGAATGCCGCCGATAGGCTCATAGGCCTTTTGAACCATATCAAACACTTCTTGCTTATGCTTTTCCTTATCGGGATGGTTTCCGATAAGATTATGGAAATGCTCTTGTAGCAAGAATTTTGTAAATGTAAGCATACTCTACCTCCGTTGACTTATTTATAATTCAACCCACCTGGTAGAGCAGTTGTTTGATCGCTTCAACCATTTCAGGATAGTTCTCAAACCGATGGCTACCACCTTCAAGAACTTTAAGATGAGCATGATAATATTTATCTAGCTGAAGTTGTGCTTCTACATCTTTATGAGAAATGACTTCATCACCTTTTTCACAAAGGACGATTCTAGGAATGCCATCATTCAGTTTTAGCTTAGTGCTAGAATAAGCTATGCAATCTTGCAGAGACCACTTTCTGCCATCAACAACTTGACCAATATATTTCTGTAAGGTGGTAGTAGGATCAAGTGCAGGATTGAGAAGCAACGCACTACATCTAAAATGAGAGGAGAACAATGCTGCCCAAAACGCACCAAGGCTGGTCCCAACGAAGATAAGTTCCTCGTCAGGATCAACCTTGCCGATTTCATGATACAGTTTCCGATAAGCCTCATCTGCTCTTGCAGGAGTGTAAGGCACGATTACGTCACCAGGAAAGGCCTTTTCTAAAGCGTCAACCTTAGGCGAGGGACCTCCGCCAGCGAACCCATTGATGTAGATAATTTTCGTCATAACTTATAATAGCATGTCTGAGTTAAATGTCAACCATCAATCCGCTTGACGAGTGATAAAGGTCTTGCGGATCTTCTTAGGAGCAAAGAACTCATCTACAGTCTGGACAGCCGTGTCAATATCAAACTCCTTGCAGGAGAAGATATCAATGTAGCCCTCGCCTGTGTGGTCATTGAAATGTGCCAGAATGTTTGAGGTCTCAATGAACTGCAGAACAGTCCAGCCTTCTAGATGTACTTCATTGTGTCCGAAGTGCAGCAGCTGGGGTTCACCGTAGGGAACCATGTCAATGCGCTTGACTAGTGTCTTAACCCAGAGCTCCAAGATGCCCTTGTCTGTGATGGTATTCTTGTCGCAGCCACTGCAATCAAGAAGTAAATGGTATCCCCAGTAACTCATTAGTCTTCATCCCATTCTTCTAATTCAATGAGCTCATTGATGTTTCTTGTTTTAAGCGCTCGTTCAATACGATGCTCTTTCTTACGGCTTCTATATTCTTCATAAGATAATGCGGAATCAAATCCATCTTCATAATAATCATCGTAATGCTTATTTGTCTTTCTGCTCTTGCTCATTGACTTAGCTAGTTCCTGTTATGCTGTTTTTTGCTTAGGAGGGCGACCACGCCCACGACGAATTGGCTGATCGTCTGGCGTATCATCTTCTTGGGTGGCTGGCTTGGCTTGAAATGTACCTTCTGGTAGCAAGCCTGGGAAGACTTCTCTTACCATGTCCTCTGTAACGTTGGCATAGGGTAGAGTCTTTTCCTTAACCGAAAGAAGAAGCTTTGCATCATCTGGATCAAGTGATTCCAGTGTATTGATGAATAGCTTTTCCTTTTGTAACTGTGTAACATTAGGATTGCCATCACCCACAAATAGATACATCTTACGGAGTGATTGATATAGCATCGCTTGCTGATCACCATACTGGCATGGCTTGTAGGGTGGAGCACCTTCTGGTAGATTCCATACAATAGATGGGTCAAATGCTAGTCTAAAGATTGCTAGTACACCTTGATTTGTTGCACAAGTTGCTAGCATTCGCTTACGATTATCTAGATCAGGTTCACTTGAGATCTTACTTAGGATCTCAGAAATACCTAGTTGCATATTGTTCTCCAATGTCTTTTAAAAAATATTTTTCTGATTCTTTTGCAAACTGAATCCATTTGCGTTGCTTTTCACTTTCAATACTATAAAAGTTTGTTTGCGGATACATCATGTGCCATAGAGAAGCCGCTTGTTGTTGATGTCTAGAAGTCACCTATGCACTCCATCAGGTTCTTAAGCTTATGTGCAATGAAGTAATTGAACAACTTGCTACGATCCTTGATCTGTGATGTGTATTGCTCAAGCACTTGAGTAGAAATATCATCTGGGATACATTCAAGATCAATCAGTTGTTGGTTACGCTTATAATTACGTAGCATGGTTTCATCACAAAACTGCTCGGGTTCCTGGATCATCCACACCTGAAGCTTCTTAGAAGTCACAGGTGTTTGACGACCTCCAATCACAAATACATTATCTGGTGACAGGAAGTTAGGAATGCCATCGCTAGAATCGCCCCGCATGATGTGCTCCTTGAGGAACAGATCTGGATTAGCACAGTTGATGTACTTCTTAAGCACTGGGCTATACTGCTTTACGTTCGGATACTTTTGCAGCTGGCCAAAGTCTTTGTCACCAGATAGAATAAGAATCTTTTCTTGATAACAAAATTCTTTGACCAGGGTTGCAATAATATCATCTGCTTCAGCATGCTCAATCTGAATAACCTTGTATGGAAAATTATCCTTGAGCTCTTGACGGATCTTATTGAGTGTTTCAAACACCGCATTCCAATCAAGCTCTGAAGCGTCACGCTCCTTCTTACGATTGGCTTTGTAGTAAGGATAAACCTGCTTACGCCAATAGTTCTTGTCATCACAAGCAATGACAAGTTCCCCGAACTCAGCGGAGAACCTTGCCTTGTGTGACCTAAGTGCATTGAGCACCATATGACGAACAATGTCTTCTTCAATTTTAATATTTTTATGATTTCCAATCTGCGCCATAAGCGTAGAAATCATAACCTGGTTCAAGTCAACAATAATCACAATGCACCTCAATTTGCTCTATAATTTAATTATATAGCAATATTTATATTAAATCAACCACTATTCTTCATCATCATCAAGATAGTCTTCAAAGCTATCAATATCAGGTAATTCAATTAGCTTCTCGGCTGCATGTTGTAGAGAATGTTCAATACCCATAGTCTTAAGCATTAGAGACTTAACAGCTTCAACTACTAGAACGCTATCCTTGATATAATCAGGATCATCAAATGTAAATCCCATGATGCTAAGCTTGTAGAAAAGTTCTTCAATCAATTCAGCAGAAAGAAATGAAACGAAGTCCATCTTATTCTGTGCAGCTTGTAAGATTAGTTCTTCTAAGTTAGATCCGACAAAAGGATTCTTGTGCGGTTTTGGAAATTTAATAACATTTGAGGGGACCTCATCAACACCTTCATTTTGTAGTTGAGTGTTGTCTTCCATCTAATACCCTTACTTTTTTTGTTGTAGTGATTGAAGTAGCGCAGCCCACTCTTGTGATTTGTTTTCCCAGCCATGCACTCTATCAACCTGGAGCTTTTGTAAAGCAAGATCAGCTTGAATAGCTTCACGTTGATTTTTCATGACTTCAATGCCTTGAGCTAGTACAGAATAAAATCCTTGTGCATGAGTTTGTAGATCTTCACTCCATTGATACATCCAAGTTAGTCCCATTCCTGTTTCAGGTAGTGCAGCAAGGTTAGGATGAATGCAAAGCAGACCTGCAGACATTGCTTCAATTAGGCATAGGCAGGAAGTTTCCTTCCAGATACTAGGATAAGCAAAAATATCTGCATTAAGAAGACCATCACGTAGTTCTTCATTTGACACTGTACCATGGTATTTAATGTTTGGATGATTTCTGCAAATCTCATAAAGCTCTTCATACTGCTCATCACGCTGTTCCCAGCCATAAAGCTTGAAAGAAGAATATACATCTAGTTCAATATCTGGATACTGCTTTACAAGTTCTAGAAATACTGGAATAAGAATCTGCAGACCCCGATGAGGTGTAGATGTGTATACCAGACGGATCTTATCACTCTTAGTACGCTTTGATACGTCTAGTGGAATGATAGAATTCTTGATCACAACAGAATCATTATACGGGACGCCACGCTTCTCAGCATACTGTTCCATCTGCCAGTTTGATACGAAGACGAACTTCTCAAACTTCTTACGGAATAGAGGATCGCTAAGACGAGACGATTCTGGATCCTCTGGTAGGTCATGTGCGTAGAAGATATGTTGACGTTCAGGATCTAGTTCACGAGCTCGTGAGAATACAATTTGATATTTCTCTAGTAGCTCACGTGGCACAGAGCCGTCATACAGGCGTTCTTGTAGTAGTTCGGTTCCTCCCTTTGAATTGGCATTAAGCTCGTTACGCTCAATAAGATCATGGTTACTCATTTGGTTCTTCTGCCTCTATTTGTTGGATATAACGTTCTTGATAATCTCTTGCAACTTCAATGCAAAGAGATAGAACTGCTAGGCCATTGATCCTAGCAGCAATGTTGATCACAATCCACTTGGCAACTGTTGCTGTGAATTTCTGCCAACCTGTTAGTTCATGTTTCATAGGAGAGTAAACTCTAGAATACTGTCCTTGCGGAATGAGCGCCAACCCTCATCATCAACAGACCATACTGATACAATGTTTGGATTTGGAACTCGACCAGTCATGGTGGGCTTATCGTTTGGAGGAAGTAGATCTTCCTTCAGGGTGCAACGCATCTCACGAATGCTGCCATCTACTTTTGTAAACTTTACAAAGCAGACATGTTGCTGTAGATCACTCAGACAGAAATCTTGCTGGGTCATAATTTTGAAACCTTTCAACTAGTTCTTGGAAACCACCGATATATTCGTCTTTATAAAAAATTTGTGGATAAGACTTTGCATGTGGTATCATCTCAAAGAGCATCTCACGTGTAAAGTCTCGTTCCACTTTCAGTTGTACAAATGGCTGTGACTTTTGCTCAAGTAGCTTTGCTGCTGCGTCACAGTATCTGCAATTTTCTTTTCCATAAATCTTATACATTATTTCTCCTTGATTTGGTAGGCGAGGTCAGATTCGAACTGACGACCAGTCCGTTATGAGCGGACGGCTCTAACCGCTGAGCTACTCGCCTGTGTTGGTAGTCCCCGCTGGATTCGAACCAGCACTACTCGCTAATCTGGCGATGCGGCCTTATAAGGACCGTGTGCTAACCATTACACTAGAGGACTATAATTGATTATACACCTTTGTAGAAAATATGTAAACCAATCTTTGCTGTCTTGATTAGCTTTTTATTATGTGACCAATCAGGGTCTACATACTCAGCATGGTAGAACGTGGCGCCATTAGTCACGTCCGATGTATTATTTAGGTATACGTTTTGAGCAATTTCATATGTCTTATGATATACAGTCAGGTCCTTGTGTGTAGTGTTTTTGTGAATACATACCCAAGAGAATTGGCAGTGATCCTCAATCTTCTGATTGATTACTGAGCATGGCGTTTTGCCAAAAGAATCACTTTGTTTAGTTCTATTCATAACAACATTAGACACAGCAATCATACCTGTTTCAGTTTGATTACCTGCCTCATAGTATGCATTGTCAGCAAGACACTTGATCTGCTGCTTGTCTTTGGTGTTTAACTTTACTGGGACCTTGACAATCACTTGCTTCTCGATAACCTGCGGGGTCTTCACTTCAATCACTTGTGGCTTTGGATAAAACGTGATCATAAGAATGATGCTTATGGCAGCACCCGCTAGTAGTCCGTTAGTAGTCCAAAGTAAAGAACGTAGATCATACCCTCGTAATTTCTCGATTAAGTTTTGCATGTCTTCCTCTTAGTAAGATGATTCTGGTGATAACTAGCCATAGCATAGCAATCACTACTAAGAAGATCAAAAGATCTTCGCCGTTCATCTCCCTCTTACTAGAGATGCAAAATCATCCGGTTTCTGTTGTGGTGTTGAGGTTACTCGATCACCGCTTCTTAGCCAACTATGACTTTAAGCTTTGTAAGAGTCACGAAGATAAACAGATCTTCATGTGTATTTATATATCGTTAACGCCGCATTGCTGAAATTTCTTTAGCCTTATCTTTATTATCAGCAAAGACAGGCACCAAGCAGCTCTTGTGCATAGTGGCAATCCCAATCAATTTGTTCTGGCCAGAATACGCAATAGGTTCTGCTTTGGCTGCAACACCGCCTGGAATTTGGTTGGAACATTGTGTCTTTGATATAGGTGGCATACTATGTCTATCATAGGACAGAGCTCGGGCAGAGCTACGGTCAGAAGGAGGTGTGCCCTTGACACCCATCTTTTTGAGATACTTTGCATGGCTTTCGTCTGCTGCGATCTGTGAGGGGGTCTTCTTTGGAGACTTCTTCTTGCGTGAAGAGGTCGTGGTGTAGTAAGCTGGAAGCAGAGGCATTACTGTAGGAACTGCCCAATGATTGATCCGACACCAAGCCAGAACAGCATACAGATGCCCAGTGCAACAAGCCAAGCGATCATACGAAATGCACGTTCTGACATCACATAGCCTCCTTCATCTGAGGATACTTGGACTTGAAGCCGTTGAGCTTGTCAAGATATGCACAGACCATTTCCAGTTCAAATTCTGGATGCTCCATGCAGTATTGACCAAGACGTGAAATTTCCATATGAATGTTTTTCTCAGAATTTATTGTCCGAGCGTAGTCTGCAGCTGCAGCAACCATAGTCCTATAAGAAAAATACTTGTCAGCAAAGTGTTGCATCTCTTCTTTCCTCATGTTGAAATTTATAATAGCACATGTGGAATTAAATGCAAGGGGTTATATCAGTTTAAACCCAATCTTTTTTTCAAGATCCTCAATGCTGATATCATGCACTTCAGCTGTGTCTACGTTATCAGCAATGAAAGCTTCTATGGTGCCATCAGTCAAGAAGGCTACCTTCCAGTACCAAGCAGGTACGGGTATCTTATTCTTACCAATTGTCTTAGGTACGTCCTCGTAGCAGGCGCCTGTGAGGGCGAAAGTGGTATCTAGATCCCTGACGTAGGCTTCTAACTCTTTCCAGGCTCCACGATTGAGCTCTGAGGACTGTGGGGTCATATTGCTCAGTAAGAAGGTGTCATGCATTTCTTCTTCTGTTGTAGCATCAGCAGCTGCTGTCAGATGACCTCTGTCATAGCCAGAACCCTCATAATCATTTAGTGTAGGTGATCGCTTTAATCTTGGGTCATGCCTGAAGTCATCTGTACGCCCTACAGGATCTTTGTGTTGATGAGTTATAGCTGCTGAAAGAATAGCAGCACACATCTTCTCATCAAAAAGAACTACATAGAATGAATTACAAAGTGCTGTAGTTCCAGGTATAACAATCGGCTTACCATTATGAAAATAGTTTTCTATAGGTAAAGGTGTACTTAATTTCCTTTTAGAAAAAGAAAAAGCAGCTGTTAGTTTTCTTGCGAATAGTAACAGCTGCTTCATTTTTCTTTGACCTATTGGTTAATAGATCGTATTTATATCAGTCCCATAGTGCCATGAAATACTTTCCAAATAGCTTAGTACCATTGGTGATACGTTCTAGATGCTTATCATATCCCTTGCGGTCAAATACGTAAGTATCGTTAGGACCATTCTGCATTTCAAGACCACCTTCAGTAGGTACCCACTTGATATCATGTTCACCGCTATGAAATTGATCTTCCCAAGTGCCAGAGGCAATTTCACCAAAGGCAAAGATCATTTCACCTAGGATCCAATCCCAGCGGGCATCATGATTTGCATCTGTGTCATATTCGTTTTCCTTTGGTGGGGCAGATGTTGACCGTAGATGTTTAGGCACATCTTTATCATCAGTGAATGGAGACCCATGCTTTGTCTTTTGTAGTTGAAGAAGCATAGGGTGAATAATCAAAGATAGTGTATGATCAGTTGACCAAGTATCATATCTGTCAATCTTAACTTCAACTTTTCTTTGTCTCTTGTTGTAAATGAATTGACAGATATTGTTTAGAGGTGTTTCTGTTAGCCATCTACCAACAATATGACGCTTATCTTCATTTACAAAAAAAAGAAGTTTGTCAACAATTTGAAACGGACCAACCCATGTCTTATACGGACCTAGTTTAACTTTCATTGGACTTAGGCTCTTTCATGTTAAAGAACTTTGGGTTGCCCCAGAGGTCATTTGTGCGGACACGGATGTGGCGCTTGTTGGTGGCTGCCTTATCTGGATTCTCAATCGTGATCCAGGGGTTCTTAAAAGCCTTCCATGCATCCGTGATGAAAGAAAGCTTCTCAAGGTGCGTCCGATCAGCCTTGACGGCTTGAGTGATGCCCCTGCTCACTGAAGAGTGAATGCCAGCGGATGAGTACTTCTTACGTGACTTAATGGCCATGATATATCCTTTATGGTGGAGCGGAATATCGGATTCGAACCGATCTCTTTAGCTTGGAAGGCTAAGGCACAACCCCTATACCAATTCCGCAGGTTACATGATTTGATCGTAGGTCTTACCTGATTTACTTCCTACAGCCTTAATACGGCTATCAGGATATCTTTTCTTAGTCATATCTAAAGCACGTGAAATGCTTTGTGATCTATTGGGTATGCCACCCTCTACTTTACGCCAAGTAGAATCCTTACCCAAGACTTCAATATTGATTGTCTCATGAGTTTCAGATTCTGAAAAGAATTTAAATGTCTTCATTGTCATCTTCCTCACCTTCGGGTAATGAATATATCTGCTGATTAATATAATCAAACATCAATGAGTTGCCTAGTTCTTCAGAACCTGCAGCAAGACATAAACCTTTTCTAGAATATTCCATCATGATAGTAGCAACCATCATGATTTCAGATTCATCTTGGCATTGTGTAATTAACATATCTAATCCATCACAAAAGAAATCAAACCTTGCTCGGATAAACTTTTGTGACTTCATAATAGATCCTTTGTTGGTGCCCACGGGAAGAATCGAACTTCCTGTCTTCGGGTTACAAATCCGCTGCATCGCCAGCAATGCTTCATGGGCTAATTTTAATTCTGCTTCCTGAGTTTATTTATGACACTTTGCCAATAAAGCCTTCCCCAGTCACAGCGGGCTCTATCACGAGCCTGCATTGCCATATTGATTCTACGCAGCATCTGTTCCATGCTTAAGCCACTCCATTACACTTTCGGGGGATGATACGCTATAGGGGTCTGTGGTAGCATTGTCACCACGATTAGGCTCAATGAACAACTTCTCAATCTTGCCATTGTTGATCACAGCAGCATAGCGCCAAGACCTCATACCAAAGCCAAGGTTATCCTTATCAACTAGCATATTCATGCCTTCCGTAAAGTGACCACCGCCATCTGGAATCATCTTTACATTTTCAATAGTCTTTGACTTAGCCCAAGCATTCATAACGAAAGCATCATTTACTGACAGACAGTAGATTTCATCAATGCCATACTTACCAAAGTCATAATACATGCGCTCAAACCCAGGTAATTGGTAAGCAGAGCAAGTAGGTGTGAAGGCTCCAGGCAGTGCGAATAGGATAACTCGCTTGCCGCCGAAGTAATCAAAGCTAGTCTTGTCTTCCCAACGATATGGATTTGGTCCCTCAATACTATCATCACGCACTCGTGTCTTGAAAACAACTGATGGAACTACTGATGGTGGATTAGCATAAATCATTTTATCTCCATAATGTAAAAGTTAAAAGGTGGCTGGACAAGTAGGGCTCGAACCTACGACCGCAGCATTAACAGTGCCGTGCTCTACCAACTGAGCTATTGTCCAATAATTCTTATCTACAAACTTGTACTGAGTAAGGCCTACCGTAGTAATCATAGCGCGTCTCTACCCAGCATGGTGGCGGAGTAGGTTCAACGTAAACGACTCTAGGTTGCTCTTGGTAATAATTATATTCGTTATATTCGTGGTACTCATGATGGCGTTCTCTGAACTCATGAGCAATAATGGCTCCCACAATAGCACCTGTTACAAAGGTCGCTACAGGGCGTGAATGATAATGATGATAATGATCACCAGCTAGAGCGGGTGTCGCTGACAGAGCAAGAGCGGCAATCATACCTGCTACTAGTTTCATGATAGCTTTCCTTCTATAAATTCATCAAACAAGATCCACTCCTTGGCGTATGCTTCTACTTCCCAAGGCTGGCTGTTATAATTATCATCGTCATTACTGCACTTGTGACGAGACCCCTGCCACACAATCTGGTCTTCAATGCTGAGCAGATCACGGAGCTCGCCACGTGCATACTGCTTCACGTGTACCATCTCATGAGCGAGAGATACAAACTCAGGTTCTCTGTGTGTGGGATCAAGACGAATAGAGAACTCCTTACCCCGCACTGGTTCGTCAAGCCAGGTTGCAAGACCTGCATAGCCCAGATCATCATCAAAGTTGATGTAGATGGTCAAGGTGTCTGCCAAGCGCTTTGTCATTAGCTTTGACGCAAAGAAGTTGGCTGCCTTGATGACTTCATACCGCGAGTGCTTTGACTTCTTAATGTTCTTTACATAGATCTTCATAGTCTCTCCAGTCAATGTACATGAAGCCAAATACACAAGTTACAAGGATTGATAGTGTTATGCTTACAAGTGCTAGAGTAGAAAAGAAAAGTCCGCCCATGGTAGAGAATGCAATTGCAAGCCCACCAAGGCATCCGCTAACCCAAATCCTACCAAACATGACTTCAACGGTTCTACGTGAATAGGATTCTGGAAGGATAATTTGTGTCTTTAGAGGATCTGGTAACCGTGTTTGCTTTTTAAAATTAAGCATGCTACATCCTCGGCCGATGCTGTTCCCAGAGAGCGTCAACTTCGTTCTTGTAGCCAAGCTGACGGAGCTGGGTGCTCTCTAGCTCAATAGCAGACTTATCAGCGAAGCCACGGCGATTGACCCCTGGGTCATCAGAGTACACGTAGTACCAATCATGTTGCCTAAGACGAGTTTCAAGAGCCGCAAGGCGAGTTTCAACTTCGGTCATTTGACTTTCCTGTTTCGTTGTCATAATTCATAATAGCATAGCTGGAATTAATGTCAAGCAGACTTTTTAGCGGCGTTCAATTTAGCTTTAGATTCTTCATACGTCCGCACCACGATCTCGGCTTGTGCAGTCACCACCTTCTTATGTTCTTCGCTAAGAGAAGACCACTGGCGGCCACTAGGGCCATGCTCAAAGGCAGCCTCTGCGGCTGCCAAGATCGCTTGCTTGTTGATACGCATTGCCATCAGAGCACCTCTTAGCGGCAGCAGGTGACGCGAGCGATCTTTTCCCAACGGGAGCTGCTCATCTTACGGATGCCAGCAACCTTGAGAGCCATCCGCAGGGACAGTTCCCGCATTGAGTCTTGGTTGTCATCAATGAACCGGATCACGTCTTCTTGACCCAGCTTATCGAGACCTTCTTGAGCCAGGAGACCCTTGCTCAGGACCTGACGGATCCGAACCAGGTAGTCACGCTTGGTCTTCATCGCCAGATCAATGTAGTGAGCACGGCTGATCATAGCGTTGAGGTGAGGAGCCAACTTGTGACCCTTGCTGATCATAGCATCAAAGTCGTAGTTGGTGATGAAGATGATGGTACCCTTGAACTCAAAGCTCTTAGGCAGCTTAGTAGCCGTATCTTCATCATAGAGCGAACCCTCAGTCATGTAAGACACCCGACGAACCTTGCTGCTGTCACAAGCAGCCTTGAGCAGGTTCAGCGAAGTGTCATCAAAGAAGATCGTGTCGGCATCGTCAAACACCAGGACCTTACCTTCTTCAGCATGCTGGTAGAGCAGCTTGAACAGGGCAGTCGCCTTGACGTAGCCCTTCACGATAGTGTGGTTGATCTCAGAAGGATCCCACTGCCGAAGGGTTTCTTCAACGGTGAAGGACTTGCCTAGACCAGCAGGACCAGAAACGATAACCGCACGGGCATCTCCGTAGAGAGCAGCGTTGGTCATCTCCTCGAGGATCTCAAAGCGATCAGCGATACGCTCTTCGATCTCAGCGTCAGTTTCATACTTAGTTACCATAGCAGAATCAAGAACCTCCTTGATCTTTGCCACTTTGGCGTGAGAAGCAGTCGAAGCGGAACGGTTACGAAAACCAGCAGCAGGGACTCCACGAGGCATTTCTATTTCCTTTGTTGTGTTCAATTGATAATTTATAATAGCACAGCTGCTATTAATGTCAAGCGGATTTTTCGTCAGTCGAAAAAATTTCCGGAGACCCATTCAAACTGGTTCTCACCACGTTCAAACCAAGCACCGCTATGAGGATGGAAGTACTTGTTAGCTTCAGCCATAGCAAGGTGGCGTTCCGAAGAGCTAAAGTTGTAATTGACACCTTGATACCGGAAGGTAAAGTAAGTCATTTGTGTTTCCTTTTTCATTTCCATAATTCATAATAGCATATATGGAATTAAACGCAACCGGTCACATGCGAAATTTCAATGGTTTTAAAAACTTTGTATCCTTGGGATATTTCCAGTATTTAATGCCATTATTTCCAACAGGCTTATTGCTGGTCCCGCCGATTGGATTACGCAGAACACTCATAGGCAAATAATAGATATCACCATTAGTAGCATCAACAAATGCTAAGACAAGATCATATCCAAATTCCAATGAAAGATTAATATAATCAGTAACTGCATCACAATCAGCATTTAATGTATCAAAAGATTTATATTTTGTCTTAGCTTCAAAGAAATAATTCTTACCTTCATATTGAATTAAATAGTCCGGCAGACGTTTTCCATTATGCCTATACGTATCCTTTGAATAATATTCATGTGTTGATTGAATAGTATTAGATGTACCTTCAAATTTTCCCGTGTAATAAGCATACAAATATGCCTGGCCAACATCACCCTTTAACTTTGCAGATGAAGTTTCAAATTTATGCATAGCGAGTATAGTGCCTTTTCCATTTCGACCCGACAACACCAAGCCCATCGCCAGACAGGTACATATCGTAAAACATTTTCATAATAGCGATAGATGATTTTTTAGATTTGATGTTATATTCAAGGCGCACAAATTTTTGCCCATCATTTTTTTTGACGGCATTTTTATGTTCAGAATGATCATGAAGGATTTGCATTGCATAATTTTGAGCATCAGGAAGCGTCATATATTGAATGGACGCAATCATTTCAGGAGTCAAATTAAGTTTCATGTTTATCTCCTCATTTCTTATTTTAATAATAAGTCAATCAGAAATTAATGTCAACCGCTATGAGGGAAAAGAATGCAGGGGTATGGCCGTCGAAGCCACCCCCTGCGTTAAGGTTCATGCATACTGCTTTGATCTCTTGCTCATTAGCTGAGCCGTGTATCAACCTATGGGTAGTCGTCTCGTAAACGTACCAAAGACCATTGAGGGTCTTGATCTTATATATCACGATAGCTTTAGGCTAGAAAAATCTTTCTTACCTGCTTTCTTAGTAGTAAATCGCATCTGCTCTTCTTCCTGATACCTTTCACCGAAGGACGAATTGTCCATTACGGGCTTGTTATATTTAGGCCCATCAATGATATCGTCTTGTGCAGATTGTTCTACATCATAGAACTTCATCTTAGCTCTATTAACTCCAATAACAAACTTTCTGTTGTTACCTGGATCATCATATCTATTCTTAAGTTGCTTGACTAGAATCTGTCCGAGGTCTTGTAGTTCCTCAGTAGAGATCAATGCAAACATGAAGTCAGCAGTTGCAGGCAAAGCAAACGACTCAGACGTGTTATCTAATCCGATATCAGATGAGTTGTAGGCATCACGATTGCTCTGTGTTGCTGAGATGATGGGAACTTCAAACTCAACAGCAAGTCCTCGCAGTTCTTCTGCAATTGACTTGATATAAAGATAACTATTAACTGATCCACCCATCTTCATTCTAGATGATGCACAGATATTCAAGTAGTCAATATAGATGATGTCTGGTTTGAAGTCTTTCTTGATTCTGAGCTCTTGAATTAGGTGTCTGAAGTGTGCAGACCCTGCAGCAGCTGTTGGGTATTCTTTGATGATTAGTCGACCACGGGTCTTTCCTTTGATCTTATCAATCTTCTTTTCAAAAGAATCCTTAGGCAGATCCTTCAATTCATCAATCGTAATATTCATCAAGTTAGCATCAATACGTTCTGCAATACGTTCTTCAGACATTTCCATTGTAATGTAAAGAACGTTCTTTCCCATAGTAAGATTATTTGCAGCACAGTGAGTCATGAACATTGTCTTACCGACACCTGTTGATGCCAGAATGATGTTTAGAGTCTTCTTTGACAACCCACCCTTAGTGATCTTGTTGAAGTATTCCAGGTCAAACTCAATCTTCTCTTCTCGCATGTGATAGTAATCATAACGAGAGTCAGCATCTGCAATAAAGTCATGCCCAATATTTGTATCAAAAGAAACACTAAGAGCCTCTGTCAGAATCTGTGGAATAGAACCTTTGTTACGCTTCTCATCTTTCTTATCAATGATCTTGATTGAATCCATGATAGCATTATACACTGCTTTTTCTTGACAAAACTTTTCTGTATTGTCTAGCAACCAATCAATAGAAGTTGAAGGATCTGCTTCTAGTGAATTGACTTGATCTATACAACCTGTATATTCATCAGTGCTGATATTACTCAGACCCTGGATATCAGATATGATGGATTGCTTAGATGGAATCTTGTAATAGGTTTTGACATGATTGTCAATTAGTTCAAAGAGGATCTTATTAGTTCTAGTTTGAAAGTATTCTGTCTTTAGAAAAGGGATTACTTTTCTGCTGTATTCTTCATTGAAAAGAAGATGCGAAAAGATTACTTCTTCTATAGCCATTACTCATCACCATAAATGTTGTTTAGTTCTTCATCTGTTACAATTGCACCAGATGTAATTAAATACTTGTGCTCAATAAATTCTCTAAATGTCTTTGATTTAAGAATAGGCAACCAGAACTCCTTTTTATCAGTATCGGCAATACGATAATTCTTATCATACACCTCACCTGTTTCTTTGTCAACCTTCTGATACCAACCATTTTTTGGTTTGATTACATGACCAGACTCTAAAGCAATATCAAGTAGACCTGACCAGGGACTAATACCACCGGTGAATGAAACTTCAATAGGAATCTTTGACTTCTCTTTTACATAACGTGATTTTTCTACATTGATGATAAAGTTATAACCGATAGTCTCTGTGCCTTCTTTTTCTTGCTGACGACCAATGATAAAGATGTTGTCTGCAGAATAGTAAGAACCTGTACCCCCACCGACAATAGCCTTTGGGTATAGACCCATTTCCATATAGATGTGATTAACTACAACTAGTGGAATGTCCTTGATGTTAAGGTGTGGTGTAATGATACGGAATAGAGACTTTAGTTGCTTTGCACGGGTCATGTCTGCAGCACCCTTGCCCTCTAGTGCATCATCTGCTTCTTTCTTAGAAGCAATATTGCCGATAGAGTCAATAACGATAATAACATGATCGCCACGACTAATAGTATTAAGTTGACTTACTATATCAAATTTAAGCTGTTCAATATCAGTAATAGGTGTGTGTAATACTCGTGAAGTATCAATTCCAAATGTCTCAAAATACGCTTGAGGTGCTCCGAACTCAGAATCGTAGAATAGAAGTGCTGCATCCTTATACTTTTCCATATATGCCTTTACCATCATCAGCGAGAACGCTGTCTTGAAATGCTTTGACGGGCCTGCAAACATTGTCATGCCAGGAACTAGTCCTCCATCAAGACGACCTGATAGGGCTACGTTCAACATAGGAACAGCAGTCGGAATCATATCCTTCTTCTCAAAGAACTTAGAATCTCTAAGGATTTCTGCTTCTTTGATTGTAGATGACTTTTGTAGTTTTTCTAGAATGCTCATGTTGTTTCCTTAAATGATCTTATAAATTGCGTCTGATACAGTGGTATCAACTTTCTTATATCCAATAGGACCAAGCAGGTCTAGGATATCTGCCTCTAGTGTATTACCCGTCATGATTTTAGCATTATGTTTTAGACCGTCCTGCTTTACATGATCAAAGTATGAAAGCCATCCAAGTTCACATGTGATTACAGGCTTGAACTTCTTTATAGTTTCAATAGCACCACGAAGAACATTTAGTTCATAATATTCAACATCAAGCTGAAGAAACCCCAAGTCATCTAAATTTAGACTATCCAATGTGATCATCGGGATGATTTGATAGTTCTCATTGATAGTATTCATACCAACATTGTCTTCTCTGGGACGGTTGACTGTGATTAGCTTGTGCTCATGACCCAGTGCCATTTGTTGTTTGATAATATTGTCCTTCTGGCAGTTGTGTGTTAGACAATAAAAGTTCAATGGATCGGGTTCAAATGTATAAACACGTGTAAACATATCAGATAGCAGCCTTGGGTATATACCTGTGAACCCGCCAGCTTGTACACATACATTCCAGTTATCAACATACTTTAGGTACTTCTCTTTATGAGAATTTACCCAATCCTGGGTTACACCTTGAAAACCTTCACGATCATTTGAAGGCCATGCCCAATCTTTAACTCCATCAATTTCATAATCTATTGATACACACATCTTAGCATAATTCATTATATTATTTCCCTGCAATGGTAAGTAGGTTTTTACGAAAAGCCTCAATCTTTTCTTTACGATTTGGCCAATGGATCATATCCTTTTCAGGATTTTTTGCTAAGTTATCTAGTAATGGCATGATTGCATTTAACAGCTTGTCTACTGTATCATTAGCCTTATTAGTAACAATAGGTGCAACAATCTCATCTAATGTTGTTGATGTAAATCCAAAGTCATTTGTATCATCAATTTGTGTTGTTTGTTTAGCCAAAGAATGCCTCCAGTGTTGATCTCTTTTCAGGTGACCAAGAAATAACATCTAAGATAATACTTAGAGGATCAAGGAATGCTTTCTCAAACTGCAGATCATAATCAATATATCTGTTGAGTTCAAATTCCTTGGGCAGTACATTAGGCACTGCAATAATATTTTCTCGGAGCGGGTTAGGTAGTTTTAAGTAACAGAACTTGACTTTTTCACCTTCTTGAATAATAGGATATCTCTTTGTCAAGCCATGCTGGTCCAGTAGATGATTGTAAATCAATGCTCCACGGACATGAATAGGTGTTCCTTTTTTATATATGCCTTCCTTAGATCTATAATCTGCAAGGCCTCTACATCCTCTGGGGAATGCAACTTCTTCAAAGGGAAGATTACGAAACTCAACACGGAAGTCTTGAATGAACTTCTGAAGTGTTGGCTCGTCTGTTTCCATGATGAGTTTCAGACCCTTCTTAATATTCTCCCGACAAGATGCAGGAGTAGATGACTTGACAGCTTCAATGCCCATCATCTTTAGTTTAGGTTCTGTGTAACGGATACCTTCATTGTCATACACGTTTAGAATGTAACGCTTCTTTGCTGTCCAAATACCTTTGTTAGCAATCGACTCACGCTTCATCTTCATGAAGTTTACATAGGCATTAGTATGTTGTGCCAGATCAGCAAAACAAGAATCAATATATGGTTCTATTTTATTCTCACAAATCTTATCTACTATGCCTACTAGCTTCTCAATGTTTTGGCTTTGATAGGCATCAGGCATCAATTGGGAAACCAAAGGACCTAGGTTCAAGTAGTTTGAATCTGTATCAACTGCAATGATGTAGTCCTTGTTACCCGTCTTTAGGGTCTTGTTAAAGTAGTCGTTAAGATTTGTTTCAATCCAGCGAATAACAAACTGACCTGTCAAAGTAATCGCTTCAGCAAACTCAATAGAGAAGTATCGGAAGTATTGATTTCCTAGTGCCCCATAAAGTGAGTTAAGAAGAATCTTACGAGCCATCTGCATGTTGTTGAAGCGTGCAATGTCATTGAACAGTTGCCTGGTCGGAGTCTTTTGATACTCCTTCTGAGCATCCTGCATCTTCTTCTTATACAGCTTACGTTCAACCATCATCCTTTCGACAAGTGCAGGAAATGCTCCCTTTACACTTCTATCCCAAAGACAACTGTTAGCTGTAATGGCTACATCTTCTTTGTGTAGTTTGTTTTGGATATCATCATCACCGAAGGCGCCCTTTAGCAGATCATCAATAGGGAAGTCCTGCTTGATCTTTCCTGCATAGGTTTCTGGTGAGATGTTATACTGAACAATCAAAGAAGGATACAGGGAGTTGATATCAAATGATGTGACCCAGTTGTGTAGACCTACGATAGGATCTTTAACATACGCACCTGAGAACTGCGCTGACTTTTCAGTAAACTTTCTAGGAGGAATAACAACCTTGTTTGCCATAAGGTAGTTATGAATGATAACCTCCCAGGTTTTAACAGGGCTGAAGATGTCATCATAAGTGATCTTAGCATCATAAGCAATAGTCAATGCCTGGTCAATGAAGTTTAGTTTCTTGTCCAGCTTATCAACGAGTTCAACGTCTTTAATGTTGTAGTCAATAAATCTTTGATAATCTCGCTTATATAAGTCAAACAGATTGTCAAAATCGGAATAATCATTTTTGCCCTCGCCAATTTCAACTGAACAGATATGGTCTAGGCGATAGGATTCTTGATTGCTGTAAGTATACTTCTTGTATAGTTCTAGATAATCGAGAACGCAGATGCCACGAATGTTGTATATGTTTTGTGTCTTAGTTTGTAATCTAACTTCTTTATCATGAACCATACCCCATGGCGAGAGTTTCTTGACCCACTCTTTACCTAGTACACGCTCAATACGATTGATCAGGTAGGGAATATCAAAGAACTCAACGTTCCATCCTGTGATGACATCCAAGTCAAGCTTTTGCCATACATCAATAAACTTAGCAAGTAGTTGCTCTTCGTCTTTACACTTGATGTATGTTACACGTGGATCACTTTTAGTATAGTCGCCACAACCTAAAACTAATATAGCATCTTTGACTTTGAGTGCAATTGCAGTAACTCTCTTGTCAGCCTTTTCAATACTCGGGAATCCAGAGTCGGACTCAACCTCGATATCAAGTGTGGCTACATTGATCTTATCTCTGTCAAAAACAATTTCTCCAGGATATGCATCATTTAGATAACAATACAAGAAGGTTTCAAAGCCATGGATCTCCATGCCCGCAACATCTTTATAGTTGGTGATGAAGTCCTTTGCTTCACGAATATCACCAAAGGTAACCTTATCAACTGGCTTACCTGCTAGTGTACTATATTCTGCATTTTGTTTCTTTGAAGGGACAAAGAGATATGGGCGGTATTCAAGCCGATCTTTGAAGCGGCGGCCGTTTTCAATACCTCGGACAAATATGTGATTGCCTAACTGGAAAGCAGATGTGTAAAAATTCATGGCACCTCACTAGTAAAACATATTGCATAATAAGCGGTTTAGCAATTAATGTCAACTAGTATAATGATAACATTGCATCATTTTTCTTTTGTAGATAATCATTAAGCTTATCTAGATAGCCTTTATTTCTTAAATCTTTATATATAAGATTTTCCATACTGAACTCACCTGAACGTTGAATGCCTGCGCCACGCATAGCATGCAGCTTTCCTTTTAACTTTTCAATTTCTGATGTATGTTCACCTGGCTCAGATAAAATTCGTTCTATCATATTCATGTATTCTTCAATTTTTTTCAATAAAGCTTTATCTGTTATGAAGTCAGGATGTTTCTCATGCTTTGGTTTAGCTAGCCATTTACCTTTTTCTATAGAATACACACCTTGAGATGTGGCAACTTTCTCTCTATAGTTTTGTGCGTATAGTTCTACAGGATATCCCATTACAGTTAAATTTGGGTGATAGTGAGCCCAAAGAATCTTTTTACTGAAAAGAAAGTCATCAAGAAGATCTCCCTGAATAGGAAGCTTAGACATATCAACCATAACATGAATATCTAAATCTGAATAAGGAGTATAATTGAAATTAGCATTACCTCCTGTTAGTACAATATCACGAATTGCTTCTTCAGGTATCTTGGCAAACTCTGCCCACATTTTTCCAATTTGTAATAATCTAGCTTGCACCTTTTTTTTCATGCTGCTATCAGTTTCCCATATCAGAGGATTTAGTACATCATGATATTCTAAAGACAAAGCAATGTCTTCTTTTATGAAAGAGGAAAGGCGCTTCATGATTACCCTTATTGATGTTTGAATGGATCATATGTTGCATCAGGATACCACACGCCCTTGAATAGGCGGTTCTGATCTGCAACGGCTACACGCTGAACATGATCTAAATCTCTGAAGCTGTGATGTAATTGAGGGGTACCCCAATCGCCGCCCCATACTACTCCAACCTGATCTGCAAGTAATCCAAGTAGTGAGTAGTCACCTTTATAAGAAGGTTGGCCATGATCTAAGAATACGATATCAGCAGCTAACCCATAATGATGTACACCGACATCTTTTAGCTGGGTTAGCTTTTGATCAAATAATTTTTTTTGTCTTTCAGGACTTCTATATGTTTCAATCACCCGCATAGGCCTATTCTGTGCTTCTGCTGCAGCAAGTATTTTGTTTACTAAAACTCTAAATGTAGGCTCGAGCATATTGATATCATTAACAATATTAGTGCTACGAAACAAGGGACTCTTCTGAATAACTTCTGTATAAAAACTCATGATGACCTCTGAAATGAAAAGAGGGAGGATTGCTCCTCCCTCTCTATTTATAGTTTTAAATCTTCTGACAGGAACTCAGGCGGTTTCGTCAGGTCATCATCAATCTTAATTTTTTTAGGTTTTTTGCTATCTGGGATAACATGTTCTAAGAAGATCTTCAGCATACCGTTTACCAGTTTTGCATTTCTAATCTCAACATTATCAGCTAAAGTGAATTGACGAGTAAAGACTCTGTCAGCAATTCCTTTGTGAATGTATGTTTTTTCAGAACCATCTTCTAGAACTTTATCTAGAGTTTCATATTTGCCTTTGACTTTCAGAATGTTATCTGCAAGTTCAAGTTCAATATCATGTTTACCAAATCCAGCTACAGCTAGTTCTATCAGATATCTTGTATCATCAAGTTTACTAATGTTATAGGGGGGATATCCTGTTACCTGTTTAGCTACTGAAGCATGAGCTTCTTCTAAACGACGAACTGTATCTTCTAATCCGATAAAGAAAGGATATGAGTTAGTTAATAGCATGAATGCCTCCTGTTAAGCAAGGGTTGAATGTTCAGGATCCCGAAGCAACCCTGAACATTATATATATGCATTTATTTGTTTTTTTCAACCGGTGTTTTAATTTTTTTCCAACGGCTACCTAAAAATAATGATGTTCTCATTCTGTAGAACCAAGAAACATTCTTTCTAAGCTCTACTATCATTGTATCGTCACCAAAGACCTCCCAGACCCATTTTACAGGTGTACGTCTTGCCCTAATTTGATCTTCATACCAAATAGGGTCCCATGCTTCAGCCATATTACTTTTTCCCGATATTATACTTGGTGACAAGCTCCCAATCATTCTTTTCCTTGTAAGAAAGAACTTTGATTTGACTTAAAGGGGTGACAGGTGATTCTGTCATCTTAGGATCGACTACAGTAATCAGATTCCATTCAGCTAGTAGATTGATAATAGTGTTTCTACGACCTTCATCTGTATCAGAAAAATCAGTAGGCTTACCATCAAGAGCAAAGAGCTCCTTGAAGTGTACAATGTAATACTTCTTTTGTTTGTGAAGTATGTGGCATGATTGATAAAGGATTTTATCCTTACGTGATGCAATGCCGATTCTGGTTAATGTTTCTTTAACCTTCAAAAAGTCGTCAGGCTCTTTGATATGAACTTCAACTAATGCGTCTACTGATAATTTCATTTTTTTAATCCACCTGTACTAAGTCTTCTTTTTAATTCTTTTATTTGTTCGGCGGATAACAACGATAGTGCCACTTCAGCTTTCTTTTGTGAATAGCCGTATACCTGTTTCACTAACTCAATATCACCTGGCTTTTTATCTTTTTTAGCCCACCTAGAAAAGCGTTTCTTTGGACTAACTGTATTTAGCAAATACATATACTGAAGCTTTTTATCTAGGTGATAGCTCATATTAGTTTTGTTTGCTTGTTTTACCGTATCATAAAAGTATGAGAAGGCCTTATTTACAATCCATGGATTGTATTCTTTTTCTATAATTTCAGGAGACTCTGAATTTGCAAAGATATTTTTATTTGCATTGATACTATTGACATAGTCCCATACATCATTCAGTGGCTTGATTGTAAAGTCTTCTTCCTCTTCAGGTACTACATCTTTTGCTAATGTCATAACACTGAAAATATCAATCATTTGAAATTACACTCCAGCATGATTTCTGCAAGGCAAGCAACAATATTTATCTCTTGGTCAGCAACGAATGCTGCCTTATATTGAAACTCTGCAAGTGTATGGATCAGTAGAGGAACAGATGCTGGAGTGACCACTTCATTGACGTTATCATAAAGATGCCTGAAGATAGTTTGACTATCAACATCTGCATTCTCACCAACCCACTTACGTACAGCAGGGAAGTTTTTATCCTTTAGTGCAGAAACCAATGCCCCATAAGAATCGCTAGACAAACTAGCAAGTATACTCGAGTTGATGTGGCCAGACGCTGAATGCCTTTGAAGTTCATTTAGAATACGCCTCCAATCAGGGAAGTGACGATTGATCAGTTCAGCAACAACTTCCTTTTCAAAAGAAACATTCTCCTTCTGAAGGATTGTAGCTGTACGCTTCATGAATTGAACAGCAAGAACAGGCTTATCTTTCTTTGGAATCTTGAACTCAACTACTGAGCATCGAGAATGCAAAGGTGCGATAAGCCTGTTCTTGAAGTTGCAGGTTAGAATAAACCCGCAGTTACGACTAAACTCTTCCATGAAATTACGAAGAGATGGCTGAGTGCTCTGAGCATTCAGATAGTCAGCCTCGTCTAGGATTACATACTTTCTACCTCCCTTAAAGGACACACTTGAAGCAAACTGCATGATCTCTCCACGCAGCGTGTCAATGTTACCATTAAGAGAACCGTTGATGACAATATAGTCACAGTCAAGTTGCTCTAACATAGCACGAGCAACTGTAGTCTTACCAACCCCTGGTCCACCAGTTAGTATAAGATTAGGAATATTCTTCTGATCAACAAACTGTTGGAATACAGATTTAAGGTTTTCAGGTAAGATACATTCTTCAATAGATTTAGGTCTATACTTCTCTACCCATAGATAATCTTCTAGCATAATGTAACCTTTCATAATAAAATAATAAAATGCCGTTCACGAGAGAGGATGTCACACTATTCTCCAACGGCTCTGGCGACCCAGCATCAATATCAATTAAAGGTTGATGTAGACTCTACAGCAATCCAATAGGTCAACTTGTCACTAATAAATCTTGAGATACCTCTTGACGAAAGAGATACTTCATAGTCATTAACAAGCATTTTAAGGTTTTCATTCTTGAAGATAGCACAGAAGTTTTGTTCAGTGTCACCAATGATTGCGCTATATGAATCTGCAGTTGGGTTCTTGCTATCGTATGCCTTTAGCGAGATGGTTGACCCATTGCCGATAACAGCAATTTCTGGCAACTGAAGAACGTTACCTGCCCGTTGCACCTTTTGTAGATCTACAGTACGTAGTGTAAACTCAACATCAGGGATAGGGAAAGTAACGTCCTTCACAGGAGGCGTAGCAAATGTTGAGGGGTCAGCATAGACATAAACTAGCTTACGCTTATCATCAACAATAGTTGCCTCCTTGTCACCTACCACGATCTCAGGAGTGTCAAAAAGGGATAGGACACCTAAAAACCGTGGTAGGTCAAAGATAGCAAAGTCCTTTTCAAAAGTCTCATCGACTTCGGCCTTTGCCATGATTGTCTTTTGCGGGGAGATAGTACGAAGTATATTTCCTTCCCGAAAAAGAATACTTGAATTGATGGAGGAGAAATTCTTTAATACTGTAATTGTTTGGTCACTGAATTTCATTTATTACTCCTTAGGACCTCTTACCAAGCTTGGCAGGATCAGCTGTTGCGGCAGCACCCACGGCAGCAAGATCAGCGAGTGATCCGCCAAATACGTAGGTACCAACATGTTGTAGTTGAATCCAGGGGCAGAGCCATACCTTTAGGCCAATTTCACGAGCCCACTGACAGAACATGTAGTCTTCTGACAGATAACGATTAGAATACTCATGACCGAAAGCGCTGTGCTTTGTGTCATCAATAAAGGCAATCGTTTCTTCTGGAGTTGCTTCTGGATTGTTCTTATAGAACTCACGAATTTCCTTGCCGATACGAGCATGCTTGTTGTCAATGAGTGCATCAAAGAATGCCATGATCTCACGTGAACCATCAAAGGCTGCTGTACGAACATGGTCAGGACGATACATTAGAGCAGGATACTGAGTACCCATCTTCTCTAGAGCTGAGCGACGGATCATCATGAACCCAGTGCCTGACTCTAGAACTTCTGCAGGCTCTGAGATACGAATCTCGCCAGAACCATTAGCAGGATTGAATACGTAGTCGCCCACAAACTTCTCTAGGATATTAGCATCCTGATCAGCAAAGCCCTTGTCTACTGCTGTCTTAACCTTTTCCCATGAGATGCACTTCTTAGGATAAGGACCGCAGAGCACATCATATTCACTCTCATCTGACTGTAGAGCAAGCATGGTTAGGATATCTTGAGCATTGAATCCAATGTCAGAGTCAATAAACATTAGATGAGTGCAGTCTGAGCGTAGGAACTCATCCACGCAATAGTTACGAGCACGTGTAATTAGTGACTCGTTGAATAGATAATAGTAACGCACTTCAATGCCATAATGCACAGCAAGTGCAGATAGGTCATTTGTGCTGCGGCAAAACATGCCTGCACAAGCTCCGCCATACATTGGTGTGGCGACAAACAGCTTGCGCTTACGTAGTTCTTCTACTGGTACTTTAACTTCCATGCTTTAATTCTCCTGATCATGCACGTAGAGTTGAATAATTGCGTAGTGGATCACCTTCATCATATCGTTTCGCCAATCTTCAGGTGATCCCTTACGGCCATAACGTTGAGCATACTTTAGAATATTACCAACACAAAATCCAGTACCATGCCCACCATCAATGATGAACTCAGTTGCTTGATACTTGTTTTGGGAGTAATGTTGCCCATATGTGTTATCAATATAGGCACGGATTTCCTCGAGGGTTTGATCCTCGTTGTATTTATAGTCGTTGTCAGAGGTGGATGATGTAATATCCAATGTAATTTTATCGCCCTTTCTAATCAAGCTGCATACTCCTTAAGAACTTGTTCAACATGTGACTTGGCGGTTTCCCAAGATACGGGACCTGTTTCATCTGCATACGCTACAGGATCTGCACGACCTAGCTTGATGAATGCTTCAATACGCTCAACAGACGATGCTGACTTATAATCTGAATACCAGATGTTATTGTGTTGCATCGGCTTGTATGAGGTATTTGTGTTAGCATACACGGTATTGAAATTAATGTCAAGCTCTTCGCAAAGATTAATTCCGTCTTGTAGGATACCAAACTTATCAATTTCTAGATAAGGTGTGTAATAACCTACACGCTCTGCTTCCCAGTTACCAATACGGAATGCAGCGTCATCTGCATCTCGGAATTCTTGACGGCAGTCAGGATAGATCGCATGATCGCCAGCATGAATGCCTAGAGCAATTGAAACATCTTCTTGCCAAGAATTAGCAACTGAAAGTGCGACTGCTTGTGTGATTGAAGCAAAGATTTTGTTACGATTAGGAACAACTGTTGCCTTCATGTTTTCATGAGCATAGTGACCCTCAGGAACATCATCTCCGCCACGAATTAAAGCAGAGTTTAGAAGTTCAGGAAGCCCTACCATCTGAATAGTTTGATGAAAGATGTTATACCCACGTGTCTTAAGGTATTCAACTAGAGCTTCTGCACGTTCTAGTTCAACACTATGCTTTTGACCATAGAAGAATGATAGAGCAGTAATAGTACCATTGTTCTTTTTTGCTTGTGCTAGACAGTTTAGAAGAAGTGTGCTACTATCCATGCCACCAGATAGTGATACGACGAAATGCTTCATAATAGACTCCATAATAAAGACGGTATGTTGTTTAGAGTGGTTAGTCTCTTTGAACCACTATTGACGCAGAGTCTTTGCAGAAATAAGTGTTGTATTTCTCAAATCACCTGCAATGTGGAGTAGATGATTATGTGATGCACGTACAGGATTAATATCAATCCCACCTCTACGAGTATATAGACATGCCACAAATAGTTCTTGTGGTTGAACTAATGAATGTAGTCGTGTATAGATGCACTCACAAATTTCTTCATGGAAATGATTTTCTTTACGCATAGAAACGATATACTGCAAGAGAGATTCTTTGGTTGGTAGTTCATCTGCCTTGATGTAGATGTAAACATCACCCCAATCAGGTTGATTAGTCACACGACAATTAGAACGTAGTGAAGGTGACCATACACGCAGCATTCCTTTTTCTTGTGAGAGTTTAATGATATCAGGACTTTCATTATACGCACTAAAGTCAGTATTTGCTACACGTGTATTAGAATCTAACAATTCAAAGAAATTATGGCTGGGAATAGGAAATTTTGTATAGCTATTATAAGCATTTGCAGAGTGTAATACAATTTCAACCTCAGTATTAAGAGCTGCTGATAGATCATGCTCAATGTATTCTCTAGCAAGATACATTGCATCTTGAAAATCATTATCAATCTTAACCATGTTGTAAGAGTTTAGATACAACTTCAATGATTTTGATTCTACAATAAATTCACTGTCTGCAGGATAAGTGATCTTAGCAATACAGCTTACAGGATATCCATTTGTAAGTAGAAATGATACTTCATAAGCATGCCATGTGTCAAATCCAACAAAGGGAAGATGCTCTTCTTCAATGTTGTACTGTACACGATTTAGGCTGCGTGGAATAGGAACTAGAAGTGAAGAATCAATCTTGTCAGGTGTGACATAGGGCTTTACTGCACTACCATCACCTGCTTTACCTAAGTGCACTCCTGCGATATCTTCAATCTTCATGAAAAGAAATCCTCTAATGTTGTTAGTTCATTATTACGAATGATACGCTTAGATGCTACATGTGTCTTACGTTCACGCATCCACCTTGCCATATCGTCACTTGTTTTGACATTAAGCAAAGCATTCAAAGCGAGTTCTTTATCTTTAGGATGCTTTGAATACTTTTGATATTCATCAGTGCTAACTTTATCTAGGTTAGTAACGAAGTTGTGAATTTGAAAATACGTATGTGCTGCATTACACAATAGTGTAGAACATATTGCATCTTCATTATTTGTTTCAAGGACACGATTCTTGATAGTTGAGAACTTCCAGTCACCCATACCATCACCAAAGATATTAGTCATGAATTGTTCTTCAGTGACGTATTCTTCAAATGTATCCTTAAATGTAGTATACACGTTTCTGAAATGTTTGTCAACCGCATATGTTTTATTAGTGCCAATTGATTTACAAGTTCCGTTTAACTTAAGTAATCCATATTGGAAAGTTGATGTATGCGAACTAGAGTCATAAGAGATACGATCAAACTCGCTAAGATAACCTGACTTAAGAAGGTATAGAATAGGACGCATACGTGAAATAGAGCCAACACCAAGAACGTGTAGATGCTTTCTGACGTTTTCATGACAGAACTCACTGATCATCTTTGCTGCACGAAGCATCTCAATAGACTCTAGTTCACCATTGCCCATGCACGTATCAGCGATTGCCATACCACCAATGTTTTCATAGTCGGAAGGCTCTAGGCGTGACGCAATACCACGATAGTAAGCAACCATGTCTTCTGCACAATTACCTTGCACAATAATAATAACTTTTGTCTTAGCACCTGATGACCTAAAGTAAGATGCCTGAGCTTTTACATTCTCGCCTGTAGCAAAAGCAGAGTCCTCATGCTTATCTGCATGAAAGATCTTGTTACCTACGTTAGAACGTTCATTACGTGTTCTAGTTAAAGAAACAGATGATAAAGGAATAACATCAAAGCACATAGCATAATCTGAATACGCTTGTGTCTGGTATATCTGCTTCTTGATTTCTTCGGTGATTGATTTACCTGCGGTAACAATCTGTAGTCCACCAGAGTCTGCATAGACGCTATCCGATCCTAGGTTTTCTAATCTTTTAAATTCTTCAACATGATTTTTCTCAGTGTACGCATTATAAAGAGTTGAGATTAGTGGCTTAGTATTGTGGCACGTTTCGTCAATACGCTTCTTGAGTGACTTCATCAATGATAGGGTAGCTCTCTTATAAAGAGGATACCAAGGTGCTTCATGATCGGCGGTGAATACACCCATCATGCCCACAGCACTAACTACATAATCTAACTTTTTAATATTATCGGCCACCTGTAAACTTTTCCTGTAATGCAATGTTGTCAAAAAATTCTTTCTTTACATCTGCATCATGAAACTGACCATGTAGAACAGTTGTTTGTGTTAGAGAAGATCTTGCCATGATCCCACGGTTCTCACAGCATCCATGTGTTGCTGCAATATAAACACCTACATCAGATGTATTTGTTGCAGCCATGATTTCCTGTGAGATCTCATTACAAAGTTGTTCTTGTAGAGTTCCACGACGAGCACACCACTGTGCCAGACGTGTATACTTAGACAACCCAATAACTGTGTCTCCAGGAATGACTCCAATGTAGCAAACACCCTTTACAGGTTGATGGTGATGGGAGCAGATTGAATTGATCTCTGAGCGAACAACTAACATGCCATCATATGCATCTTCACCTGTATTTGGAAAAGCTGTAATATCAGGTCTATGATCATACCTGCCAGACATAATTTCATTGACGTACATCTTAGCAAGACGCTTTGCTGTCTCTTGTGAGTTAGGGTCTTCTGTAGTGTCAATTACTAAACTACGAAGAGCTAGCTCAAACATGATAGTTGCTTCTTTGATTAACTTTTCACGTTCTTCATCAGTGATATATTCAGAAATATTATCACAAGCCCAATAACGAATGTTTGCTTCGTTAAGTCTATTACGAATAATTTCAGAAGTCAATTGCATTAGGTACCCCAAGCGTTTTTGTAAAGTGGAACTTGAATACGAGGACTAAATCTAAACCCGTTATCCCTGCAATAGTCAGCAACGTTACGTTCATTCTTCTCATAAGAAGATGCTGTGCCGCCAACAGGCATTAGATATACAGGAACATTTACATTAGCTGTTGAATACGCAGAAACTGCATAGTTAACATCTTTAATGTCTTCTTCAGTTGATACAACAAACTTTAGGTAAACGTTACTATTAGGAATTTCAGTATATTGCTTAACAACATTTGGACAAATAGCCTTTACCCAATCTTCACCTGATGAAGGCAACTTTGCTGATACTGAGAATGTAATTCTGATATCACTAGAAATGCCTGCTAAGAAATTTTGTAGATCAGAAGTTAATAGTTGTGTACCATTTGTTTCAAATGTAATATCTGTTAGATGCATATGACGAGAAGAAATTTCTTTGATGAGAGCAGGATATGCTCTTTGCCAACCTAGTAGTGGTTCACCGCCTGTGATGATTAGATGCTTATCAGGACCAAACTTTCCATCAGGAAGCATCTCCTGCATCTTGTCAACGATTTCAGAAATTTCCATGAAGGGAGAAAGATCTTTGAACCGTGGATCCCATGATGCATAGGAGTCACATCCTGTATGAACAAGAGGTAGTTCTTGATATGACTTGTATGGATGAAACTCATGAAGTTGTGCTACGGTATCACGTTCACCTGATGCCTGACCACGCTTCATACCAAATCCTGAGCATGTAAAATTACAGCCAAAAGTTCTTAGAAATACAGAAGGTACACCGACAAACATACCTTCACCTTGTAAGCTGTAAAACAGCTCTGATACTTTAATCTTCACGATGCCCAACCCTCATAGCCATATTGTTATCTGTTTCACGTACTTCTACTTTGCAGCACCACACTCGGTCGGACCAGCCGTAGTCCTTAAGAAAGCAATCATTCACATAAGTATATAGAAAATCCGCTAGACCTTCACACCCTGTTTTTTCTACCAGAGTAATTTTTGCTAGACCCATGTCTCCTAATAGCAACAGGTCTTCCTTGTGCGGATCATCTTCTGCAACTAGTAGTGTATGATCAAACCATTCTTCTAGAAGGCTCTTTAGTGGCTTTAGACCACCGAAGTCAACCACCCAGTTACGAGCATCAAGTGTATCAGACTCAAACTCAAAGTGAAATGATAGAGCATACCCATGGATTAGATTGCAGTGACTGTCTGCTCGCCATTGACGATATGCAACAGGACCAATCTGCTTATAAGTTTTAGTTGAAATATATTTTGCCATAACTACTCCCAAGGAAATTGTACCCAACGCTTATCTTCATTACGATCAATAGTAACGCCGAAGTAATTAGCTTTTACAGGTTGAGATACATTATAAATTAAACATGCAGTCCTAATGTTGTCAGTATAAGGTAAAAAAGATAATTTGTCAAGTAGAATCTGCATAGTTTTACCAGAGTCTATAATATCATCTACGATAAGAACATTGCAACCTGCTTTTACAATAGTTTCAAGCTTTGCAAAATTATTATCAATATCAACTATATTACCATCTCGAGTAGAGATATGAAGCATCAATGTAGGAACTTTCAATGCATGTGATAGGTATACTGCAGGAACACATCCACCTCTAACAAGTCCTACAATAATATCAGGAATCCATGTGTCTTCTTTCAGATCAATAGCAATCCTAAGAATGTCTGCTAAAAATTCTGAATGTTCATAATGTCTTAATTCACTCATGTTGAGGTTCTCTTTAAGAGGCGGTTATGCGCCTTAAGCATTCGCATTGCTTTTTCTTTATGAATAGGATTAGCTAAATCTAGATGACATAGACCATTAAGGTGATCTAGTTCATGTTGAAAACAACGAGCAGTTAATCCATCAAACTTCATTGTTTCAGTTACGCCATTAGGCATAGTGAAACGAACCTTGATGACACGTGGTCGCTTAATCTTTACAACAACACCTGGATAACTTAAACATCCTTCTTGCATTAGAACTTGTTCTTGAGAAAAGTCAACAATACGTGGATTGAAGCAGGCATACACCTGTTCACCTGTAAGCACAAAAACACGATAAGGAAGCCCAACTTGATTTGCTGCAAGGCCAAGGCCATGATTTGCAATCATAGTTTCAGTCAAATCTTTTGATAGTTGAATAGGATCAATTGGTGGAGTCAAAAAATCAAAAGGTTGAGCAACTTGTTTTAGTGCAGGATGCTTGTCATCAACTAGATCTAGAATTGCCATTAGAAACTCTTTCCACCTTCTTTTTCTCTATTACTTAGCTGATGGTCAGCACGGGTACGATTGTAGTCATGCTTCTCAGCAATGGCACCTGCAATATCATAACCCTCACGTTCTGCTAAATCAAGGATACGAATGATGCAATCAGCTAGCTCAACCTCAGCCATCTTTCGATGGGTTAGATGATCATCCATCATGTTCTTACGAGCACCCTCTAGTGCTTCTGAAAGCTCAGAATGGCAAAGTGCAATCATGGTACCAAACTCACGAGGCTTATTATGCCAGCCCATATCCTTGGCTTGTTCATGCAGCTTTGATTGAATGTCTCTAAAACAAGTAATTTCAAGATGATCTAGTGAATATTCAGACATAGTGTTCCTTTCATAAATAGAATATATCTTCATTATAAGCGATGTGCAATTAAAAATCAACTGCTATTTTGGAGATTGTTATGGCAGATAATAAGCCACCTTTAACCCTATCACAGAAGTTAGCAGATGGTGTAGCCTATGCTGTAGGTTCTTGGCGCTTTGTTATCATTCAATCAATGCTACTTATTGCTTGGATTGTAGCAAACATTTGTTTACCTAAAGCACTTAGATGGGATCCTTATCCCTTCATCCTTCTCAATCTATTCTTAAGTTTTCAAGCTGCTTATACGGCACCTATAATCATGATGAGTAGTAACCGCAGAGAAGAAATTGACAGAAGAAGAAGTATTGCAATTTATAATCTTGAAACAGAGGATCATATCATACTTGCAAAGATGTTAGATCATATTGATAAGCATTTTGATAACCTTCATACACGTATCAATAATCTAGAAAAACTTTAAGAGTCTGATCTAACACTAAAGTTCTTTTGTTTTTCAAACTTAATGATATTTGTAAACTTATCAATCAACTGGTCGCCCTTATGAGAGATGATGAATACATTTGTATCTGTTGTCAAGCTACTTAGGATCTTAAAGAACTCTTCTGTTCCTGATGAGTCTAGAGAACTATCAAATACTTCATCCATGATTAGAAGATTGGTGCTGGCACTGTTACGTAACTTTGCAACGGCTCTCCACGTAAACAACAACGCAAGATCTATACGCATCTTCTCACCTTCACTGAATGAAGCATAAGAAAACTCATCTCTGAACCGTGACTTGATCTTCTCATTGAAGTTTTCGTCAAGTTCAAATTGAACAAAGAAATCCATTGCAGCAAGATACTTGTTAATTAGCTTGTTCATGATAGGAACATACTGCTTGATGATCTTTGTCTTGATGCCGCCATCCTTAAGAAGAATTGCAGCTGTTCCAAGCAAGGTTCTATTGTTGATAATAGATTCTTTCAACAACAAAAGAGATTCTAATTCAATATTTGCTTTATTCAAATCTTGATTATCAGTATCTAGCTTCTTCTGTTGTGTCCTTAGACCTTCAATTTCTTTTTTAATATTAGTAATATACTTATCAATATTTCTAATATCTAACTCGTATACCGAGAGTTCTTGACTATGTAAATGATTGCTATCTCTGAGGTCAGATATCTCCACAACAGCCTTATACAGGTCTGTAATCTTTTCATTGATTTCCGCCAAGGCATTTTCTGTTTCTACTTTCTTTTCTCTATTTTGATCTTGAATGTCTGAATGAAAGTTGTGATCTATGCCTTGCTTGCACATAGGGCAGCTAGTATTGTCATCATAAAATTTGATTTCGGCTTCAATCTTATTTAACTTTGCTTCAATTTGCTTACTTAGCTTTAACATTGCATCATGTTTTTGTGACTTGGGTAGTAGCTCATCAATAAGACCTAAGTTATGACGAAGTACACCCTGAACCTTATCGTATTCAAGAGTCTTTTGAAGCATCAAATCATCTTGTTCTTCAATAATTTTTTCTTTAAGATTGATGATATCTTCTGTGTTTTGTCTTAATTGTTCTAGATGATTCTTTCCAAGCTCGATTCTTTGTTCACATAGTGCAATATTACTAGCATTATCAGAAAGAGATTCTTTATTTTCTAAAATACGATTCTTAAGAATTGTATTCATTGTAGAGAAGATTTGAATATCTAGTAGGTCCTCAATAAATTCTCTACGCATTTGAGCAGGCAGTTGCATGAACGGAATAAATGTTGATGCACCTAAAGTTATAATCTGTGAGAAAGACTTGTGTGTCAAACGCAAGATGTTCTTTTCTAGAATCTCTTGATAGTCTCTTACTGCTGCATCTTGATTAAGCAACTGCCCGTCTACAACAATTTCAAATACAGTAGGCTTAAGCCCTCTACGAACTAGATATTCTTTATTTCCAATACTAAACTCAATCTCCACCACACAGTTCTTGTTGTTGATTGAGTTGATTAGTTGTGGCTTATTGATTTTACGAAAAGGTTTACCATACAAAGCAAAGGAAATAGCTTCAATGAAGGTTGACTTACCTGCACCATTCTCTCCAATTATAAGAGTTGCTTGGGCTTCATCTAGTTTTACTTCAGTGAATGTATTACCTGTACTAAGTAGATTTTTCCATCTAACTACTTTAAAAATAATCAAGGTTTACTCCACATGCATCGCTTCTTCATAGAGTGATCTTAACAGTCCATCAAGTGCGGGTTTATCAGTTTCTAGTTCTAGATTCTCAACATACTTTTTTAGAATTGTAATTGTATCTTCAGCTTCATCAACAAGGTCTTCATCTGTTTCAATATTCAAGTTCAAATTATCATCTACTACTTGAATGTTCACAGCTTCTGCCTTTTCTAAAGCTTCAATATACAGATCAAACCAATAAGGATTTGATTTATTCTTAACAACAACTTTTACATAAGTACCTTTGTACTGTTCAAAATTGTGATGAAGTAACTCTTTCAAAGTTGTTTTAGAATCATCATAAAAGATCTTGTAGAATATTCTATATGGGTTCTCAATAAATGTCAACTCTCTAGTTGCAAGATCTAAGATATGGAATCCCTTAGGGTCATTATAGTCTGACCAGGTCATCTCATACGGAACACCTAGGTACGTGACATTACCTTTAGTTGATCTGTGATGATAATGACCTGTCAGAACCATATCAAACTTATTGAATAGTGCAGAATCCATACCATCATTATGCACAGCACCCTTATACATTTCAAACCCGCTAAGTTCTAAATGACCTAATAAAACTTGTGACTTAGAGGATTTCATGTATTCAAATGTTTCTACAATATTATCATCACAGATCCAAGGTAGCATTCCGACACTATACTTGTGTGTGAACTTATAGTCACGTGGTTGATCAATCACTTCAATGTTTTTATATTCATTAAGAAGAAGTTGTAATGAATTGACCTTTAAAGTATTCTTGTAAAAGATATCATGATTGCCTGGAAACACAATCATGGTAAGATCAAGAGCCTTCAAACGATCAAAAAAATACTCACGACACAAGTATAGTGTGTTGAAGTTGATGTATTTTCTACGATCAAACAAGTCACCTACTTGAACGAATGTCTTAATATCATTCTCAATTAGATATGGAAAGAATATCTCTTCATAAAACTTCTTAAAGTATGCATGAAAGACCAAGCTATCATTACGAGCACCAAAATGAGTATCACCTAGAATGGCAACTTTCATTAAGCACTCTTCTTACTAGAATCATGTGTACGTTGCTTATCATATTCACCTAGTGCAATATCACAGTATGTCTTGATGGCAAGAAGTGTACGCTTATAATTCTCTCTGATATGTGGCTTATTGTTATGATCAAATAAGTTACGAGCCACATCTGTTACAATGGCTGGAACATTTTCTACAGTCTGTTTCATTTCATTCTCCTTCAATAAATGCTTCAAGACCCTTCTTCTTAGGAGCTTTCTTTTCTTCTAGCTTCTTTTCATAGTCATTCACAAAAGCATTCATATTATCATTAATATTCATTTCAGTAGAATTTTTGCTATCTACATCATTCAAGTCAGCAACACCGCCAATAAGGACTGCGTTCTCATATGCTTTATACTTGATGTAGGTTTGCTTTTTCTCCTTCTGGATCCTATGTACATATGCATTATACAGTATTCTCGTAAAATATGCAAACGGATTATTTGACTTATCTGGATTAAAATTGTGCATGTAGTTGATGCAGTTCTCAATTCCATCACTAATCATTTCTTCTCTGAAAGAATAATTGACAAAGTTTCCTTTAGTAGAAAGTTTTGTTGCTATTTTATAAATGCATACACCAATGTATTCTGGGATACGTGGGATTTCTTTACCTTCAGCTTCTGCTTCTTTACATTTAGTTTTGTATGCAACTAGTGCTGCGTAAAAAGATTTATTGTCAACATAATGTACTTTTGCCATTTTTATTCCTTTTATGGGTTGACAGATTTGTCAGACCGTGTATAATCAACTGTGTTGTATATCAATTAATACTAGTATTAGCAGTAGGTTCAAACGCTTGAAGCATCTCTAGATCCGAATAGGCATCGCTAAAGTTAGTAGATTCATCAGCTTCTTTCGTTTGTTTACGCTTTACATACTTTTCATAATAAGTAATAAAATCTTCATCAACGTTTGACTTAAGTATTACATGTCTTTTATGAATAGTAGAAATTGTTTCACCTGTATAGAATGGATTTAAAGAAGAAAGATAAATTTGTGTTCTAGAGTTATGCACATCATATGTGTAGTTAATGACCATAGGATAATCTAAAGTATATGAATCTTCACTTTCAGTGTCAAATCTTCCTACAACAATTTCTGAAGTAACTAACTTCAACATGATGTGTGTATCCATTGACTTATCCTTTGATCTCAATATTGTAGACACGATACTCAAAATTTTCTTCAGCATAGATTTTCATTCTTTCTTTGAAATGCTCAAGAGTGTAGTTCGTTTTGTTTTTCCAAGACAAGTCATCTGCAATGTCATATAGCGTCACTGCTTCTTTTGTTTCAGATTTACGTAACCCACGACCAATTGATTGAAGCGTTTTGATTTTTGACTTACTAGGTGAAGAAAAAATGATGTTATGTAAGTTACGAATATTTACTCCTGTTGAGAATGTACCTGACGATGCTATGATGATTGCATCTTTTTCTTTCTCAACTAACTTACGAATACCTTCTCTAGTTTCTCCATCTACTCCTCCATGAATAAAGAATACTTGACGATCTGGTACAGAAGCTTTGATGTCTTCGTATAGATCTTTTCCGTGTTTCTCTACATACTGGAATAGTATAAGTATATTACCTTTTATGGATAATGTCAAGTTTTTTATGAATTTATTTCGTCCTTGATGACCTACTATAAAGTCAATCTCTTGCCTATAATCGTTCTTAGTATTCTGTTTTCGCACATCATCTTGATACTTGAGCATCAGGATCTTGATCTTCAGATCAGCTAGATGCTTCTTCTCAATGAGGTCAGCAGTTGATGCCACTCGCTTGACAGAACCAAATAGACCTTCTAACACCAGCTTGTTTGTTTCAGAGCCATCTAAGGTTCCAGTGAACCCAAATCTATACTTGCAGTTGGTTAATTTTTCCATGATAGAAGAAAGTGACTTAGCCTTGAATAGGTGACACTCGTCTCCGATCACTACGTCAAATTGTTGGAAATATTCTTTAGGAAGTTTGTATATGGATTGCCATGTTGAGATTGTGATTTGTTCAGGTGTATGTTTATCCACTCCCGAAGTAATCTTGTGGATTCGGCTAGGATCACTAAAGCCATAATCGGCAAAATCAGAAGCCAATTGACTAACAAGAGAAATAGTTGGAACAATAATAAGAGTGCGAGCATTATAATACCTCGTTAGTAGATAGATGATAAGAGACTTACCGGATGCTGTAGGAGAGAGCAGCAGCGCTCGGTCTTTACGAACGCCATGGGCAAAGGCTTCAAGCTGATAATCCCTAGCGTCAAAGGGCAATCTGAGGTCCTTGCTGAACTCTCTGGCTTCATGAATTGAGAATTCCGTATCATGAAATTCAGAAAGAAATTCTATTTCATAGTTTCTTGTTCTTGCAAAAGAAAGAATATTATAAAAGAGTCCTGCGTATATCAATCTAGTCATGACATTGAACAGACGTATCTTTCCATCCCAGACTTTGTTTCTGTATAGAGGATGAAATTTTGCATTAGGAACCATGAATGTAAAGTGATCAGAAAGTTCCATAGCAAGAGATGCTTCGCAGTCTATACGAAGATACACTTCATTTACTTTTGTTATCTTAATAACATCACTCATACTGCACCATTTGTAAATCTTTGCCAATCAATAAAATTCTTGACAATGTATCCACGCTCACTAATATTTTTAATGATTGACTCTAGCAAGTTGATCTTTTCTTTTTGATAAGCAATCTTAAGTGTAAGATTAATAATGTCCTGGTCTGCATCAATATGCATAGGAATATCTGACTTCAGTATGCTACGACGATTAGGTATCCACCCACGTTCATCTAGAGTTTCTTTATCTAAAGTTCCTAGGTAGTAATCAAATTTCAGTAGATAGAGCTGCTTATAATCTGCTTCTAATTTTCTTAGTGAAAGTCTTTCATTTGAAAAGACCTTGTAATATTTGTGATGGAGTTGAGGAATCTTCACGGCCTCTTGATCAATTGCAGCCGTATTCATCTCTGAGTCCTGAGCCCAGAGGTCATATATTTCATCTAATTTCATGATATACCTTTAAGTTAAACTACTCTTGTATATGTATACTGCCTGTATTTGAAGGTAGCAGTAGCTGTAATGTAGTTCACATCACCTTCTTTACTATCAAACTTGAAACCAGTAAGAGAAACTGGAACCACATCATTGAAGGTTACTTTGATAATAGGGTTCATGGTTCCGTTTAAGATTAAAAGGTCGGCATCTACAATTGTGCCAAGACCTGATGTCTTTGACTTTGCATCAATAGCTGCATATTGATCAAAGGATTCTGGGAAGCCTAGCCCTACCATCCAATCAACTAGCTCAAAGTAACCAAACATATTTTCATCAATTTTGAAAGTAACAGAAAAGTCGCTGAAGGTTAGGTGGTCACCTGGTATCATTATCTTATTGAAGGGAGTCTGAAGGTCGCCAGTCCTGTTCAAGGTAAGCTCTGGGAAGTCAACGCTCTGAACGAAATATTCTAGATTTGGTAGCTTGTTGATGACAAACTTGTAGCCTAATGGGGACAAGAAATTAATGTCGGTTGGCTGACCTATGATGGACATAAAAAATTCTCCAGATTTCTATTATTTATATGAAAAAAATGGTTGTGTTTTAATCCAGTTATGCTATTATTAATTATGGAAATGAAACAGGAAATGGCAATGACGAAGTTCACGAAAGAAACGATCCTTGACTCGAGTGGCTGGCTGACCTATGCTCCGCAAGGAGTTGGCACTCATTGGAAGGAATGCAAATTCATTGCGAACTTCGCTAAGCGTGGTGGTGGAAAAGCTTCCTTCATCACGTTCCTGATCAAGAACTTCACTGTTGAAGAATACTTCGCTGGGATCGAAGCGGGTAAAGCTCCGCTTAAGATCGTTGAGGAGAAGGGTTATCTTCTGCCGCACATCAAGAAGTGGCTGAAGGAAGAAGGTTACCCCGTCAGCCGTGCTGGTTACGAGCAGTATGTTGCTGACCGTGTTTCCTCTTACAAAAAGAAGGTTGCTTAATCATGGAAATGTTAACCGCTACCACATACACCACTAAAGAGGAAAAGATGACTGAGTTTGAAACTATGAATGAGTTTACGAAGCAGCTTGAAAAATTCTGCTTCGGCACACAGACTGGTTATAAGACTGCGTACAGAGCAGGCTACTACGAAACTTTCATTGCTCACATGATGCAAACCCTTCCCGGAGCACGTGAGTACGTTGAAGAGCGGCTGGCTTACATCAAAGGGGAAAATTAATATGGGTACCAACTACTTCATTCACGAAACCAAGTGTAGTCATTGTGGTCACCAGCCTGAACTGGTTCACATTGGCAAGTCTAGTTCTGGTTGGAAGTTTGTCTTTCATGCTACTGACTTTTGCAAATCTCAGGGTGACTGGGAAGCTTGGCTGCTGAACTGCGCTATCATTGACGAGTATGGTCGGTTTCATACCCATCAAGAATTCTTTGATATGGTAGAACAGAAACAAGGTGGTCTCGACCACACGACTGCTCCTGATGATATCTGGGGTCCTTGGATTAGAGAAGATGGAATTCACTATCTGGATCCTGATGGATATTATTTTTGTCGGGGAGAATTTTGTTAATGTTTGAAGAATTTGATAATTCTAATAAAGCTTCCTGGGGTCCTCTTGCAGGTATGCCAAAAGAAGAATTGCAAGCTTTGATTAAGCAAGGTAAGACTAAGGATCGTCTTAAGTCCTATTCTAAGCAAAAATATTATAAAGTCACTCCTGTGCGAGTGTTCACCTTTGAGCAAGTTGGCGAGACTTTTACCGTTCCAGCCTCCAGCCAAAGCTTGCTAGAATATAATATTGGCTGGGACATCCGATATCAAAATGTCCGAGATGCAATTATTGAGGATCCTGACTTTTCTACTCTGGAGCCAAAAATTTCTAAGCGATATAAAATCGTACCAGCTTAAAAAAATGGTTGCGTTTAATTCCATATATGCTATTATTAATTATGGAAATGAAACAGGAAACACAAATGACTCCGTTCACTTACACCTTCCAAACTTCTCAACCGCTCACTGATGAACAACTTGAATTTTTGAACTCCCATCTGTGTAATCTCCCCTTCCAGGATTATGACAATATGTCTGACGTTCCTGAATTTACGACTGATATTGAACTTGTGACGAATTAATGCTTGCATTTAATTCCACATGTGCTATTATGAATTATGGAAATGAAAGGGAAACAAATGTTTGACGTTCGGCTTGGTGATCGGGTTCGTTGGGAATCTGCTGCTGGTACTATTCGCGGCACTCTTGTTGGTGCTAATCTCGGTCCTAACGCTAAGAATGAGATGATCGTTTGGTACACCATTGAAATGCTCAATGGCCATAAGCATCGTCTCTGTGGTAATGACGATTACCTCAAGATGATGAAGTTCACGGTTATATTCCGTGATGGTGGTCTTGAAGCTGCCTAAATATCTTTTTGGAGGTGAATATGCTACAAGTTAGACAATACACATTTCCAACATACAAGCAAGGATTTTCTGCAGTTGAAAAATACAGAAATGAATTGCTGCAGAGATACCGATCAGGTCAGAGGCTCGACTGGGAAGAGCTTGATTGGCTAGACTGGGCTGAATTGACACTTCTAAAGAGGTCACATAGCTCAGCTGGATAGAGCACCTGCCTTCGTATAAATAATACGAATGGAGGTGTCAAATGGCTTGGACAAAAGAATCAAGAGAAAAGGCTTTAGAAGCCAAAAGAAAAACTGGTATAAAGAATCAGTATTCTAAGGGCGCTGTAATATCTGATGATACTAAAAATAAACTTAGAGTTTCAGGCTTAGGAAGAAAGCATACACAAGAAACAAAAGACAAATTGAGTGAAAAGGGATTAGCATCCGATCATAGACGCCTATGCAGATCTATTCGACCATACACAAAAAAAGATGGTAGTATAGTTAATCTAGATTCTTCTTGGGAAGAAGCCTTAGCTATAAGATTGGATATGTTAAACATTGAATGGATTAGACCTACTCCTATTAAATGGATAGATAGTAAAGGTAAATCAAGAAATTATTTTCCTGATTTCTATCTACCTAAATTTGAATTATTCTTAGATCCTAAAAATCCAATAGCAATGAAACAACAACATGAAAAAGTATCTTGGCTAAAATCTAATGTAAAAAATCTTATTTTTTTAGAATCTTTGGAAGAAATAGAACAATATATCCCGATAGTTTAATGGATAAAACCGAAGTTTTCTAAACTTCTAATGAAAGTTCGATTCTTTCTCGGGATGCCAAAATATGGCCACTTAGCCCAGCGGCAGAGGCAAAGGTCTTAAAAACCTTCAAGGGTGAGTTCGAATCTCACAGTGGCTACCAACATACTTAAAGGATACAACATGATTTGGCTTTTGATTTACTACGTTTATAGTGCTGGTGCACAAATTCCTACTCAGCTTCCACATGAATATGGTTCTAAGGTTGAGTGTGAGAATGCCGCAAAAATTCTAGATAAAAACAATCCTTACGTACATGTGGATGGTCCTCAACCACATATTTGCTTAGGTGTTTCTAAAACCCATTAACTTCATTAATATTTCATAAAAAATTAACCCTTCTAAATCATTAATGAACTAAATAATGTCATCTGCCTAGGAGGCCACGATGACAAAAATTTTGTTTATTCTAAAGTATAGAGAAAGTGACTATGGTGACAATAGTTACTCAGATGAAAAGCAAACGTGGGCTTTCAAGAAAGGCCTTAGTAGCGGTCTACTAAACTCAGCAAAATTTGTAAATGATATGCTGAATACTGTTGAGGGCTTTGAAAGCAAGCTAATACAGGTTGTAGATAACAACTGTATTGATAGAGAAGTTACTCAGTATAAGCCTGATATTGTTATTATTGAAGCCTACTGGGTTGTTCCAGAAAAGTTTGACATTCTAACTAAGCTTCATCCAAAGGTGAAGTGGATTATTCGTAACCATAGTAATACACCTTTCCTAGCCAATGAAGGTATTGCATTTGGTTGGAGTGTTGACTATCTTAATAATCATAATGTCTTTTTAAGCTGCAATCATATTAAAGCTCTAAAGGATATGCGTAAGCTTATCAAAAAGGTTTATCCTAAAGCATCAGAAGATACTATTGATAGACGTATTCCTTATCTTCCAAATTATTATCCTCTAAAGCATGAGTATGATATTAAAAAAGAAACAAAGCACCCTGGCGTACTAAACGTTGGGTGTTTTGGTGCAATTCGTCCACTAAAGAATCAAATGATCCAAGCTCTAGCAGCTATTGAATACGCACACCTTACCAAGAAGCATTTGAAGTTTCATATCAATGGGAACAGAATCGAAGGTAATGGCGGACCTATTCTAAAGAACCTTCGTGACTTGTTTGCAAGAACACCAAATGCTGAACTAGTAGAACACACTTGGTTGCCACATGATCAATTTCATCAGCTAATATCTAAAATGGATATTGGTCTTCAGGTAAGTTTCTCTGAAACATTTAATATTGTAGCTGCTGACTTTGCAGTGAATGATGTACCTGTAGTGACATGCAAGGAAATTGATTGGTCTAATAAGTACCTACATGCTGATCCTACTGACTGTGATAGTATTGTACAAGCCATGTTCAGAGCGCAATACTTACAGAAGTTCACACAATGCTATAAGCCACATATTTGGGGCTTATCAAATTATAATAAGAAAAGTAAGAAGCAGTGGATTAGAGTGATACGTTCACTTCATAGATAATGAAAAGGGGGCTTTCGCCCCCTTTTTTATTTCCTTACTGTCCAAGCATCTGATCCAAATGCAGGATTTTCTATATACTCTGCTGGGATCCAGAAGTGTCCATGATCTCCCCAAGAGGTCCCCCATGAATTGCGAACTTCATAGTAGCACTGTCCTGGGCAAAACATGTTTGTTTTATATTTTTCATCATAGCCAATAACAGTTACAGCATGACCACCTAAGCATCTTTCTGATGACCCAGGCATAGGTACTACACCTGAGTTTGACACTTCTTGAGACTCAAAGCTATCATAGATTTGAATACCAATGATGAATGGGAATCCATCAGCAAGACACTGCTTGTATTCTTGACCATTGCTTAGACGAGAATATTCTACAATCTTGTTTTGTGCAGCTTCGTCAATTTCTATTTGAGGAGGTGCTTCTTTAAACTTTGAAATATCATATGGCCAATCTTTTTCAAGTCCAACACCTTGCTTGTTTAGGACTTGAATAGCATCACGTAAGTAAGCACCGCTGTCTTGATCAACAGTGCCTTCCATAAGCCTTTCCCAGTAGTAAAGAGCAAGACGAGAATATGGACCACCACCATGTTCATAAGTGAATACGGCAGTAGCAGCTTGAGCTGAACAACTACCTAGTTCACCTTGATCATATGGAGGTTCTTTAAACTTATCACGAAGGCTTACCTTTTCAGGCAATTCAATAGCGCCAGGAGCATGTACTGCATTGAATTTCCAATCTCTTGGATCTTCACGATCTCTTAAATATCCATATACTCGTCTTGTCATAGTTACTCCTTATTAGGACATTGCTTCCTGAGCGATGATATGCACACCGACGTTAGAACCTGCTGTACTTGTTGTTGTTACAGCAACTGTTAATACGTCAGGTAAGTTTCCTGCTACTGTATTGTATAGCGGGAAGAAGTATGATAAGTCAATTTCCTGTAGACCAGACCCACCTGCAGGTGCTGTGAAAGCAAACACAACTTCACCACCTGACATGGATTGAGATGTTACATCACGCATAGCAAACGAATAGTCAGAACCTAATCCTGCGTAACTTATAGGATTAGTATTTGTAGTTGTTAATCCTGTTGCTTGTTGTAAAAGCCCTGCAGTTGTTTGAGTATATGTAAGGTTTGCTAAAGTATTCCATGAGGTACTAGTAGTTAAAAGAATGGGTTTTTGTGTTGTGCTTGTGATTAATTCAACAATACAAGTAGCATCAGCAGAAATATACATTTTCTTGGGTAGTAGCTGTCCACGATTAATCAATCCAATTTGGAACATAGTTCCATTCATTGGTTGTGTATTTGCAATAGGTAAACCTGTTACAATATCACCAAATGTAATTACTGTTGAATTACTTGCAGTAACACGAGCTGTAATACCTGTATTTGATGTAGTAGCTGCTTGGCCATAATTATTACCTTGACCTGGGAAATAAATATGACGGCCAACAAGTGTATTTTGTGTATATGTGTTTACAGTAGCACCTGTTGCAGTACCTGAAGGTGTTGCATTGATAATATATGCAGATGAATTTACATAAGTTACTACAGGGTTTCCTGAAGGGAATCCTGCTGCAGAAGAATTGACATATTGACCCACAAATACGTTAGCAGTTGATCCTGAAGTTACTGTAATAACATTGCTAGTAGTTGAAAAGTTTGCAGTTAATGAAGATGCTAATACTCCATCAAATTTAGTATTAGCAGCTACTAAAGTAATTTGAGAATTTGTACTAGCTGCTGAAGTATTATTCCAAGTGGAATTACCGCTCATTTCAATAACACCCATTTCACGAGATGAAATTGAAAGAACAGGGTATCTTGTACTACTTTGAGGCACAGTTCTTCTTTGAGTTGCTGCAGTTGATGGGTTCATTCCATAGGAATATGTGAATCCACGCTGCTCATCCTGACCACCTTCGACAACCACAGATACACCCCAGTGATACATATCGTTTTGTGAAGAAGTTGCCGCTAAGTTTCTTTGTTCATAACGAACAGGAAGATTACCTGTTCTAGCCCAGGGTGATACTTGGGTAGGATATGCAATTACACCAGTAGCAGGATTACTAGAATTTACAGGTCCTTTGTTTCCAAAGCCTACATAGTTTAGAACGATTAATTCTCCATTTATAACAACCCCCCAACGGCACATACCTGCACCATACCAAGTATATTCTTGCCATATCATTTGAATACGAGTCCAATCAATAGCAGCAATTGTTGCTTGATCACCATTCCAAGCAGGAAGCGGAATACGATAATCTGTAGGAATTCCGTTATTTGTTCCGTGATTTTGAACACCTGTAGCATTAACATCAGAACGAATGACAGTATACATTCCAAAAGGATTTGCTTGTGTAGTAAATGTATAGGTAGTTCCTACAGAAGTTGTTGTAGCAGGAGAGCTAATTCCAATTGCTGTACTGTTGATAATATTTTGAACAACAGTAGTATTAGGAATAGCAATAGGATAGTTAGGATCTTTTCCTGAAATACTTGGAGCAATATTTGGGCCTGTAATAGGCATACCGACATACATTGAAGATGTACTAGAAAGATTTGTAATAATATTTAAGCCAGCAGTTGAACTACCTGTAAAATTAGCTGTTGTTGTATTAAAAACAGGATCACCTTGTTCAATGAACATACCGTTACCATCATCAAAGAATCCTACACGTTGACGCTGATTATTTTGAGCAGTACCAAAGTTTAATGCGGTAGACATGAACATTGTCTTACCAGGCTGATAACGATGATATGGACGTGTTTGGCGAATTGTTGCATCACCAGATGCGGTGCCTAGACGCATACGAACACCACCAGAACCTGGTAGCTGGTCAACTCGAGAAGCTCCTGATGGGCTGACAATGAAGTTCTCCCAGCGCATAGGCTGTGTACCATATTCAAAGTCAGCTTCATAAATGTTTTGATGCCTAGAAGTTCTGATACGACCTAGGTTATCAGTCGATCCAAACATTGCACCACCTGCATATGCAACTGGAGTAATCACGGTATTATTTGCTGGCTTCTTAAACATAAATTGTTCTCCTGAATATCATAGCGATATGATTATACTGTATTTATAATTCTACAAAAAAGGGGGAGACCTTTTCAGATCCCCCCCAAGTTTGTCAGTTAACCTGATCTTCTAATTAATTAGATGATGTTGGCAACTAGGAAACGACGATAGAATAGGTTGGCATTAGCAGTAAGTGCACCTGATGTTGTATTAGCAGCACCGTTGATAGCACCTAGTGAGAATGGATTTGCAACCATACCATAACGTGTCTTGAACCCGATCTTGGGCTGGAAGGTATCCTGACCGACTGCACGAACCATTTGTAGTGGAACGTATGGGCAGTAGAATAGACCAGCATCAAAAGCGGATGAACCCTTATAACCAACAACGCAATAGTTACCACCAGCGTATGGATCAATATACACACGGAAGCGGCCGTTTAGAACACCAGCGAATGTATTGCCAGTGTCATCAACTTGTAGGTTGTTGCTGTTAAGAGCAGGAGCGTAGTCAAGAACTCCAGCCATTTGAAGAGCAGAGGCAACGTCTGAAGAGCAGACGATGACATTACCCTTACCACGGCGTGTATTCTTGGCAATTGCGTTAGCTTCACGCTCGATCTGGAACATTAGACCCTTGAACTTTTCAACTGACCAACGACCGTTTGAGTCGACGTCTAGATCGAAAACACCTGGGTTTGTTGTATCAGTTGCACCAGCCTGAGCAGTTAGAACGATTGTACGAACAACTTCACGATTGATTTCAGCAAGAATTTCAGCTGAAAGAATTGTGGAGAGCTCGGTCTCAGCGTCTAGACCATGAATTGCCTTTAGGTCTTGAGCTAGTTCGATTGAATACTCAGCCTTTAGAGCACGTGACTTAGCTGTTACTGTAACCTTATCAATTGAGAAGGCCATCTGAGCAAAGTCAACGTTTGGAGCAGCTACGATTGAACCATTGATGTTTAGGTTACCTGTAGCAGCACCTAGACCTTCTGCATACCCGGTATTCATACCACCAGAGAAGTTGTATGTTGAACCAGAACCAGAAGCAACAGTTGTGTTTGACCCACCGAGCCACATACCACCAACGTTATTTGAACCGTCACCAACAGCAGATGTACCACCAGTGTTACCTGAGGCGAAAGCTGTGTTAGGCTCATAGAAGAATGCATCAGTACCAGACTGGTTAGCATACTGAGGACGTAGAGCAAAGATAAGTCCTGTTGGACCTGTCATTGGCTGAACACCGCAGATGTCATAAGCAATTAGGTTAGGCATTGCACGACGAACTAGTGAGATAAGCACTGGATCGTAGTTTAGTGAACCACCTGAAACGTTTGTAGGTGATTGGTCGGAAGTTTCTAGTAGTGACTGGGGTGAATATGAACCAGCTTCACGTAGAGCAGATTCGGTATTCTCTAGCATTTGTGCAACCACAGAACGCTTATGAGCATCTTGGATCCTGGGAAGATCAGGATGCTCTAGTACTGGGCCCCACTTGCGGGTAATTTCTTCGTTGAGTAACATTTCTATTTCTCCCTTTCCTTTGGGTTCGTTATTTATTTATAAAATTACTTTTTTGTGGTTTTAGAAATTGCTTGAACATAGTGTGACATTGGCCCAGATACATTATCTGAGACAGTATTGTCATCAGCATCATAATCGAGGTCTTCAGTTAAAGTTGTTGGTGTTGTCTTTCCTTTAGCAGGAAAATATGTTTCTTTAATCACGTTAAGCTTCTTTGTAAATTCTGTAACGTCAGAATACTCAATTCCTTCAACTAAGGAACGGAGCTTTTCTTGTTGTGTTAAAGGTAGAGTCTCTACTGCTTCAGAGAATACCTTATCAACTTCAAGTGAATCTACGTAATCCTTTAGTTCAAAATTTTCCTTTAGTACATGATTTACTTTCTCTTCTAGTTCAGCTACATGCTGTGATAGTTCAGAAACTAAATCAATCTTATCATCAGGAAGTTCTACATAGTTTTCAACAAATAGATTCTTTAACCCGTGAATAAAATCTTCAACAACTTCAGCCTTTAAACCAGATTCAATAGCAAGTTCGTTTTCAGAAACCCACTGTTCAACGGCGTAAGAGAGATAACGATCAATATTTTCAGAAAGTTGTGTAACCTTGTCTTCTAATGCTTCTGTCAAAGCAACTTCAAATTCTTCTTCAAGGCGAGCAATTTCAGTATAAAGCTTTGCATTTACAGCAGCTTCAAAAATGGTTAGAGCCTTTTCACGAACTTCTTCTGAAAGCTCTTCACCACCGAAAATGATATCCATATCTTCAGCTTGAACGCTTGTAGGAGAATAACGTGTTTGAGCTAAGGTCTGAGCATTTGTATCATCCTTAACTGATCCACCAATACGACGAGTGGATAGAGCCTTATTCTTATCATGAGGAAGCTTATCAGTTAGACCCTTGAATACGTTAGCTAGCTCTTGATGACCTAGACCGCTTAGGTGACCCATGATTTGATTGATAGCTTCAACCTTGGTGAAGAATTCGGGCATGGGTTGATTGACGTCTGACTTATCAGCCTTGCGCTTTGAATTCTTGGCAACAGGATCTGCTGTATGGCTGATGCCGTCTGAAGCATCAAATTCATTGAGGTTTTCTTCTTTCACAGCGCCGTCCTTTAACTTCTTGAAATGTGCCTTACCATGTGCAACTGCTGCAGCATGGGTCTTGCCTTCATTGGCATCTAAAACTTCATCATAGATATGCTGATGAGCTTCTGCAGTTGACATACCGTTTCTATGAGCATGAATAGCAGCCTTTACAGCAATAGCATGAAGGTCCTTATCTTGAATATTCTCAGCCATAATTTTCTCCTTTGGGATGCGATCTTTTATTTATAAATTGTTATTTGTTAACTAGAGAATTTAAATATTTCTCAAAATAGTAAAGACTAGACTCATCAATTTTTTTGACGGCCATTTGCTTTAATTCTTTTTTTGTTTCTTCTAATGCTTCAGCGGCTCTCCAAGAACCTGATGCAACATCATAGACCCAATCAACATTTTCCATGACACCACGGACGAATGCTTTATGAGCTGAAGGATCAGCAACAATATCAGCGGCAGTTGCAAGCATAAAATCATCTTGCACTTCCATGATACCTTTGTTTTCTTTTAATGTACCCATGCCTCTAGAAGAAACGCCAAGATTAGCACCTTCATCAAGAAGATTCATTACAATGTGTCCCATAGGAGTATCTGTAATTTTTGCCTTACCAATATAATCATTTCCTTCTCTTTTTAATTCTTTAATCATGTGTGAAACACGATCAAGATTAATAGAAGGACCTGAAGGATGACCTAGCTCACCATAGGCTCTATTTCCTTCAATGAGGTCTTTAGTATAACGGGCTACTTCTTTTTCAAGAACAGGCATACGATATACACGGCCGTTCTTGTTCTTTTCTTCACCCATTAGGAATACACCTTGAATATGGTAATTCTTTTTACCATCTTCTTTGGTTTCTTTAATTAGTGATAGCTTTGATTCTAGCGTCTCTACAATAAGTTTCATTTATAGGTTTCCTTACAGTTGTCAAAGTGCCATTGTTTCATTTGTGATATTGCACCAATCTTACTACAATGTGGACACTCTACTTTTTTTCTGTTTTTTGCTATGTTAGATTGTTTTTGTATTTCCTCTGCAGAGCGAAATCCAGGACGACCACTGTAACTACCATTCTTTCTTCTTGTTTCTACAACTTTTTTATAATCTGCTGATTTACCGTAACCAAAATATATGTTTCCTGCAGCTTTTCTTTTTTCTTTAAGGTCTGGTGTTTGTATTGATCTCAGGGATTTACTGATTTTTTCTCGGTGTTCATCAGTATACATTTCTGGAATCCATCCAGATCCGCCGCCCAAAACAATATTCAAACAAAGTTTATCTAATAAAGTATCCTCATTGACTAATAACTTTTCATACTGAAGAGCTTCTTCATAAGTTTCAAAAGTTTTTAATATCTCTCTTTCAAAATTCTCTGGGTATTTATTATATTTTTGTTTGAATATTGTTCCTGATCCTATATAGCCGTCATCAACAGTACCTTTATGAACACCAATATAGTATTCACCGGTTTTATTGTTTGACCACTTATATACGAAAGAATACACTAAAAACTCCCGTTATTATAGTTTTGCTAAAATGGATTCGGTGATCTTTTGACTTGTTCTTCTAACAAATTCAGCAGATTCTTTTGCTAAAGCTTGGCCGTCACTACCTTTAAATGCAGTTGGCTTTTGTGTATCTGTTTGATCTTTATTGCCCTGTTCTGCATTATCTTCAGATTCATCAGATGAAGATGAAACGTGGTCTTGAATTGATGTAATAAACTGTTGTGCTAATTGAAGCTTTTCTAGAATCCAGCTAGGTAACTTCATATCATCTGGGATGTTTTCAAATAGCTCAGCTGAAGTCATTGCAATAGATTCTAAAGCATCACGTGCTTGTTCTACTGTTTCATCAGAACCTTCAGTAGACTTACCCTTGTCACCTGACTGTGAATCTTGACGAGTGTTGTCTGCAGTATCCTTACCTGTATCACCTGACCAACCTGGACTGTCAGATGTTGCAGGTGCAGGAGCCATTGGTTCACCTAGTTCGTAAAGGTAATCTTCACCTAGACCCCTACCCTTAGCTTTTGTAGGAACTGGGGTCTTTACTTTAGGTCTTTTTTGAACTGTATCAGTGCCATTACCTTCAGTTTCAGAAGCTTCATGTTCTGTTGAATTATGTGAATTTACAGAACCCTTTTTTTGAGCATTAATTTCAAGGCTCTTTTTTACGATATTCCCAACTGCCTTTTTAGCAACAGAGCCTACAACTGGATATTGTGGCTGGCCTTCTCCATAAGCTTTTTCATCTTGCCCTAATTCATAATCTGCTCTTCTAGTGGTGTCATCTTTAACAGCGCCCCCACCATAGATATTTTCATTTTCTTCAGGTGAATTATTTGGCTCATCACGTCTTAGTACAGGATGGCGTGAAGAAAATGCCTTCAGACCTGCACGTGTTTCAGGCCCGACAACAAAAGTAGACAAATCTGTTGTGACTAATTTACGAGCGATTGCCTTAGGATTACTAGGAATAGCTTCTTTTGTTTTGTTGTCTTGCTTAGGCATCTGTGTCCTCTGGATTAAACAAAGTTTTTGCTACTTCAATTTTCTTTGATGCTAGAATCTGTGTAACACGTTCTTTCATTAAAGCATCAACTGCGTTTTGAATGTTGGTAATATCGCCATCAATAGCAAAATCAATGATATCTGATACGCTGTAATCTGACATTTTTAATCTCCGTTCAACAGTATTTATTATTTATGATTATTGACTTAGCTGAGGTTCTTGAGGCCCCTGCTGACCCCCTGGAGCAGCTCCTGGCTGGCCTTGATCCATTCCAGGAGGCTGTAATTCAGCTTGTTGTTCCATTTGTTGCTTTTGCAATTCAAAATTCTTTTGTGCATCTAGTTGCATCTCAACATCCATTTGCTTAACATCTTCATCAGTTAGTTGAAGGATATTTTTCTTCACCCATTCTTCTGAATAATACTTACCCACAAAAGGATCAATTAAACTAAGTGTATTAATTCTATTTGTAATGATTTCAGATTCTTTTAATTCAGCGAAGTAATTGTCTACTTGGAAATCAAAATGAATTTTATTCTTGATATCATTCCATTCACTATCAGCAATGACACCTGTTAGTATTAGTTGCTTTTCAAGAGCTTTGAGGAATAGCCCTGAGAATTTTGTTCTTAAACGAAGGATAAACTTTTGAAACTTTAGTTCATCACGAGTGATTTCTGAAGAACGACCAAGGTTAAATCCAGAGTCGCTGATCATACGTGATACAGGAACATTTAATGATTGGTATAGCTTCTTTTCAAAGTATTCAACGTCTGCTAGCTCACCTAGATTTTGACCTGAAGGTAGAGTCGTTACTTGAGTTCCGCCGCCGCCTTCACGACGAGGGAACCAATAGTCTTCAAGCATAGTCATGAACTTACGGTCATCACGAACATTACCTGTGGTAGCATCATAAATCAAACGATTCTTATGCTTGACCATGACTTCACGGACGTATTGTTCTGCCTTCATTTTAGGAAGGTTGCCAACGTCAATACTAAAGATACGACGTTCTGGAGCACGACTAATACGATAGATTACTGTAGCATCTTCTAGAATGCGAAGTTGATTTAGAGGCTTGATAGCCTTGTGTAAGTAACCTAGAACAATTTTGTTGTCCTTATCTACAACACCTGAAGTAACGTGAAGAATAGAATCCTTGGCAATCTGCAGCCCTTGATTGTCCATTCCAGATGCAGAAGCACCCTTGAACCCACGCTCATTATACATGTAGAATTCTGTGTCAGTAATATTGACGTATACTTGACCCTTACGGACACGCTTCATGGGACGAATTTTTCTGATCTTGCGTGGATCAATATAACGTAATTCTTGAATACCCTTACGAGGATCTGTTACATCAATCATCACATGATAGTATATACGCCCGTCAACATACCAACGTTTGAAAATTTCATATCCATAGTTATTGAAGTCTAGTAGTTCAGAAATTTTATCCCATTCAGTACGAATACGTTCTTTGATGTTTTCAGCAAAATCTAAATCATCAAGATCAATTTCAACGATCTTTTCTTTACCTTCTTTAACAATTGCTTCACCAATAATATCGTTTACTGCTAGTTCAACTTCAGGTTGAATTGACATTTCACGATACTTGGCTACAATCTCTGCTTCAGTTCTAGCAGACCCTTCAAGGTCAAGATACGTGCCATATGTACCGCCAGCAGAAACAACTAGAGCACCGTCATCAGTTTCTCTTGGGGCGAATGATGGGATGTCTAGCTGTTTCTCAGATTCTCTATTAATTTCAAAACCAAAAAGTTTCATTTCAACGTCCTATGCCACTACTATATGTAATTATACGCCTCCAGCGTTACCTGTCTGTCCACCAGTAACTTCCCAGTAATCATACATGAATGTTACTCGAAATTCTTCAATACGATCAGTGGCTTCCCAATCTAGTTCAATTGGGGCGATATCAGCAGGATAGATACCATGGAAGGTATATTGACGTAGGACAGAACCTGTTTTACCATATTGTGTTACAACAGCGTCTGACTTATAAAGTAAAGGTGATGCGCCACCAAATGAACGCAAGTTACCTTCAAATGTATTGATTTGATTCTGCCACTGTTCCATAGCATTACGAACTAGAAAATCTTCATCATTGATTACAGTTACTGCCCAATCACCAAATGTTCTATCACCTGCAATATTGATCTTACGACCAAAATAAGGAACAGCAATATTACCTACTCTAGCTTCAGGAATAGAAGATGCACGAACCATGAAAGGAACTTTAATATTAGCTGAAGAGTTTGCAGGGTTATTGAACTGAACACTGAATAGTGACTGTCTAGCTCCGCCGTACTCAAGATGTGACTTAATTTCGTTTACTGAAAACGCCATGTTTTATTCTCCTATTATATTATTATTAGAATTTACCTACGATTTCAGTGAAGTCAACCCCAGTTCTTACAGCCACGAAATTTAGCTGGATATAATTGATTGAACGAGCAGGCTTAACATAAATGTCACCCACAAACTGGTTAGCATCAATAACCTGCTGTGTGTTGTTGGTTGTGTCGCAGACAACCTTGAAGTCAGTAATACCTCTGCGTCCCTGAACATCTTTCAAGAATGGAGTAACTAGTGAAACGAATTGTGCTCTGGTGAATGCATCATTGAACTCAAACATTGTATACTGAGCAGCGGCAGCAATTGCCTTTTCAAGTACAATGAAGAGTCTGCGGACGTTAATTCTGTCAAAAGCTGAGGGCTTTGCTTGTAGAGTCTTATCACCAAATAGTACAGTGCCTTGACCAGGGAAGGTTACGACTGGGTTCACACCGACTGGATAAAGAGCATCACGCTGAGCCTTAGAAGGATTAAAAGCTAGCTTTATAACATTCTTGATCTGTCCACGATTGAATCCAGCAGGTGACCACCAAGGATCCTTTGTAGTATCTGTATATACGCAAAGCCCTGCAATATCTCCATTCAATGGAATATAGCGATATACATCATTAAACTTATCGTATTGATACTTGTAACCAGAATCTAGGACGCCATATGATGAACTTGTTAGTCCATTACGGAATGCGATAACTGAAGAATACTCATTACCTACGTTATTGACAACTGTTGAACGGTTAGGTGAAACGAATACCACGCAATCAAGTCTGTTTTGAGCAATATTCTGGATTAGATAATTGCCTAGAAGTGTTGTGTTAGTGTCGTCAGACTTACCTGTTAGAATAAGTGAGATAGGAGCTGTTTCAGCTGACTTGAATTGATCAAAAGCATTAGTGATAACACCAATATTTGTACCTACTGCTGTTTCAGCAAATCCATCCTGACCTCCAGCAAATTGCACTGAAAGCGGAGTAGTAGAGGATGGTGTATTGTTTACTAAAGCTGCGTTAGCAACGTATGTAGATCCACCTCTGTGATTAGTGAACCATACATACTGTGACTTCTGGTTTACTTGGTTCACATAGTAGTTTGACTGGCCATCTGATGTCTTTGCATCTGTAGCACGTGACATACCCTGGAATACTTCTAGGATCTGTCCAGGAATACCTGTGAATCTACCTAAGGAGTCATAAACAACCACATCAATTTCATCTGTTGCGGCTGTGTTTCCGAACTGCTGAATATATTGTGTGGATGCTGGAGCGGATACTACGGAGTTATAAAATTGCCATAGACGTCCAACGTTACCACCTGTAGGAGTTGTGAAAGATGTTGAAAGTGTATATGGGCTGTAGAAGGAAAGGTTTAAATATTCTTGAGCAAGCTTTAGTGTACCAGAAGCAGAACCAGCAGCAGCAGCTGATAATGTAACAGTTGTACCTGTAGTAGAAACAACTGTAGTTCCATTAGCGATTCCAGGGCCTTGAGCAACAAATCCAATATATGCGTTTGACATACCGGTTAGACCTGTTACAACAGTACAAGCACCGAATGATGCTGAAGAATTAATAACTAGAACAGGAGCGGAACCCTTTGATGCAATTTGTAGAGTTTGTGTACCTGTTGTTACGTTACCAACTGTAATAAAATCACCGACTGTCAAGGCACTCCATGCAGCGTATGATGCTAGATTTGAAGCAACAGTAGCAGAACTAATAGTTGAGTTAGCATCATTGAAGTTCAATGTTCCAGTATTTGATCCATTTACAAAAGAAGTATTTGCAATATTGATAAGATTTGAAGAATAAGCAGCGGCGCTATCAATTGTTGAAACACCAAGGCTGCTTCCAAGAGCACCTGGATACTTGGCTGCATAAAGGTATGTTGACTGAGAAGCAAAGCTACCTGCGTTGGCTTTGTTGTTGTAGTCATCGCTGTTTAAAATATTGAATGTAGCTGATACGTTTGCGCCCCAATATGTATTGGCAGCAACGTTAGCAACAATTGCTCCGCTTGAATCTGCGATAGCTGTAAATGTGCCGTTACCTGAAATTGTTAGGTCTGTTGTGTTTGCAGCACGGCTAACATAAAGCTGATTGCCATAAGCAAGGAAGTTTGATGCAGTAAAGAATGTTTCTGCATTGAAGTTTGTTGGCTTACCATACTTGGTGACAAGATCAACTTGTGAGGATACTAGCTGGATTTGCCCAATTGGACCCCAACGGAATAACCCGCCGATTGCCCCTGCTGTAGTAGATACTGAAGGTACGATTGTTGTTAAGTCAATCTCGCTTACGTTAACGCCTGGGCTGACTTGAAATGCCATGGTTTTCTCCTATCCCAAAAAAATTAGATGAATATCTATTCTGATTATTTATAAAAGCCAATTTTTAAACTCTTGCTCAAATCCATCATCTAAACCTTCAGGATCTCTCCATACATCATCTATAAATCCAAATGGAGACATTTCTTCTTCTCTGGCAGCACGATTACTTTCTAGTAACTCAAGTCTTGCATCTTGATCGGTCAACTCCTTGAAATAGCTTTGATGAACCAACCAAGAGAACAATACACAGCACATAACTAGATCATCATGTTCACCCTCTTCAGCAGCATATTTTGCATTATTTTCTACGAATCTAAACATTTCATAAAGTAAATCATAATCATTAATTATGAGTTTATCGTTCTCAACTAAGCTTTTGAAGTTAGCACATCCAATTCGTTTTACTTGAACTGTAGTACGAACACCTAAAGCAAAACGAATGCCATTATCACTGCTTCCAATCTTTTGACCAGAACGACCTTTGACTTTAGTTGAGATTACATTCTCATATTCAAGGTCATGAAGAAGAATATCAGCCACCTGCTGACCCACATCATTAACTTCAATTAAAGCATGTGCATTATTATAATGTCTACCCAGGTTATAAATGATAGTCGGGTAGACCATAGATTCAATGGTATTGTTTCTATACTTAGCCACTACTTTATATGGAACAGATGTTACATCAAAAACAATGAATGCAGAGTAATCAATACCTGCACCTCTAGATGTGTCTGCAGCTATTACATAGATATGGTTTTCTTTAGGTTGTTCAAATATATCAACATTACCAGAACTTACTACAGGATCCGTATATGGAATTTGTGCAAGCTTTTGTCCATCAATCAATGTATTGGAACTACCTAGAAACTCACATTCATACTCTTGTCTGAATTGACGTTCACTAGTGTTTGCAATCGTTTCATCTTGCCATGCTTTGTCACGTCCAGGTATTTGAGACCAATGGACATCACATCTCACATAACGGTTCTTTCCGTTCTCGCTATCAGACCAAATCTTATAGAAGTAATTCATTCCATGAGGAGTGGATGTAATAAGAGTCTTTGTCGTTTTACCAGAAGAAATTGTAGGATAGATTGATGTAAAGAAACTCTCTTGCAGGTTGTTAGGTACGAATGCAAACTCGTCTAGGTAAATGATGTTATACGTATCACCACGACCAGAGGATCCTGTTGTCGCAGTTGCTACAATCTTTGATCCATTCTCTAGAGAGATATCACCTTCATTCCAGCGAACAACCCCCTGCTGTAACCACTTAGGCAGATACTCAAACATCATTTTGATTCTAGAAAGAATTTCACGTGCCTGAGTATCTTTGTTGGCCAGAATAGCTACTTTGAAATTTTCATTGAAGATCACTTTGTGAAGAAGATATGCAGCAACTGTAGTTGTCTTACCTACCTGACGAGGCATCTTACAAATAACGAAACGATTGGTCTCAAATTGATTGACCATATTCTCCTGAAAAGGCCATAGGTCAAAGTTAACTAGACCCTTATCAACGTGGACAATCCTACAGTATTTTTTAATGAAATAA